CAATAGGATTACTGAGTTTTGGGAGTTTAATAAAGAGGATTGTTAATTATTTTGTTTACAGTAGAGTGTTTACTGTAAACTAATTTTTCTAAAACATGACCCCCATTTTATACAAAAAAATTTCTGGGAAAATTTTGATATTTATGGAATATGAATAATAATATTGGTTCGGAAAAGTTTAATGTATTATTAACTAAGGTGGTTAATTCGGTAATTGGTAACTATCTTAAAAAGACTACCACGATTGATTATGATTTTAATTTTAGGGTTAAAGTAAGAAAAGGTACAGATACACCATTTGTTGGTTGTAATGCTGGTTCTCACGGGGAACCTTATAATTATGTGATTGAGGTTTATTCGGACATTGGTGTACCTAAGTATTTTACATATAATGATGAGTATAAAAAGAAACATAATAAGGTTTCTGACGGATTTCATAATAGTATAGTAAGTAATGAGATTAAAAACCTTCTTCCAATGATTGGTTTGAATACCAGCACTCTTGGTAATGTGTTTGGGGTTTGTTTTATGAATGTTATTTAAGAATATGAACCCCCATCTTTTATAGGTGGGGTTTTTTATTTTATATAATATTTATCTAATATGAAATATATTATTACAGAAGAACAAAGCATTAAATTAAGACGAAGACTTCAACACATTAATAATTTATTGAATGTTACTTTAGACAATATGAATCCTTGTGATTTTTCAAATGATGCTCATTTTTATGTTGGTGTTATATATGAATTGGAAGTTAATTTGGATTTATTAAAATTTGAGGGGGTTGAATCTGAGGAGATTATTAATTATATCAAAAAACATAAGAAAGATTATATATCGCAGTATTATATTAATTCCCAAGAAGATTGTTGATTATCACCCCATTATTATAGTGGGGGTTTTTTATTTTATAAGGTATTTATGTTATATGAAATACATTATAACTGAAGAACAATACAATTCGATTATTTATAAACGAAGATATAATCAAATTAAAAAATTAATTGATGGTCTTTCTGACAATCCTGATTTGTATGATGATGAGGGTGAGTTTTATGATGATGTGAAAGATTTGGTATATAAGAACGTATTTCTTGGTAATCGAGAAGGTTTGCATTGGGATGAAATAAATCGTGAAGATTTAATGTCATTTATTGATGACCATTTCCAAGACTATATCAGAAATATATATCGTGAAAATGTGTAGACCACCGTTTTTTTTTTGAAAAATCTGAGTATTTATAATTAAAATATATTATGAAAAAAACAATAAGACTTACAGAAAACGATTTAATGAGAATTGTTAAACGAGTGATTAATGAAGAAGAGAGTAATTTTAAGGAACATCCAATGAATCATCCTTTTTATAAAGAGATGATATCAAACATAGATGGTGATAATGTAGAATTGGTTTCATTTACCACAAATAAATTAGTTATTGACGCTTTTGGTAATATTTATACAATAACCAAACAACCTAATACTCGTTAATATGTCAAAACTATTCTTAATATCTGAAGAAGAAAAAAAGAGAATATTGAATCTGCATGAGGTTGCCGCAAAAAATCTTTATTTGTCAGAACAAGTTGTTACTAATTATGATAAAAAATATGATTATAAAAAAGAAGGTGAAAATTATTTTTATAAGTTAAAAAATAGTCAAGATTGGGTAAAGGCGACAGGTAAAGGTTTAGAATCAATAAAAGTAAATGTTTTTAAAAAACCAATATCAGGTTCAACACCAAAACAAACTAAAAGTACTGAAAAAACAAAACCAAGTCAAAATTTAACTTCACCATTTAAATCCGTTGAATGGGGGAATCATTTTAGATTATGGGTTAATCAAAATTTACCTAGTGTTGCAAAGAGATTTGAGTTAGATAAAAAAGGAAGTTACACCAGTCCAAATATTATAAATGCTTGGAATTATGATTTACCATTAAAATCTGGTAAAACTATGAAATTAGGAGAATATTATAAATTAAAAAATCCTGATATAGAAGTTAAAAGTAAGATAGAATCTGATTATTATCCTGTACCAACAGAAATTGAAGGTTCTGACAGAATAAATAAAGAATTAGTTTACATTAATAAAAGACCTGAATATAATGGAAAACCTTTTTTTATTGTTGACCCAAGACATAATTTAGTTTTAGCATTTAATAAAGAACATAAATTGATTGATTATAGCGCTAGTGTTGCTGGTGCTGACAAACAACCTGAAGAAATATTCACATATGAACAATGGTGTAAATTGTCAAAATTAAAATATGATAAATTTGGTAAGAAATGTGTTGGTGAGGATGTATCATCTGCCGTTGATTCGGTGAAAACGAAAGGTGTAACACCTAAGTATGACATTTTAAAAGATGTACAACTTAGAAGTCAAAAAGAGGGTATCTTTAAAGTTAGTAAAACCAGATATGAACCGGGTTATTTTGGTGAAAAAGGTGTTGACAATTTGTTTCATTTGGAGACTCCTGATGGTACACAAGTTCCAACCGCCATTCATGCTCTAGTAAATACCCCTAATACCCGTAATAGGGTTACTGCTGATGAAGAATTACGTAAATTTTTACAAAAAGAAAAACAATATGGTAAAATACCTAAAGAATATATAAACGCAGTTGAAAATTTAACATCTAAATATGATTTAAGTTCAGGATGTTTTAACGTAAGTCCTGAATTCGCAAATAACCCTAAAGTTATTGAAATCGCTAAGAGTAAAGCTTTTGTATTTATAATGTCCGAAAGACAAGAAAATTATTTAGTTCAAGTAGAACCAAATAAACAAGATGAATTCTTTTTGGATTTGAAGGGTGATGGTAAAAGTTGTAAACCAATAGAAAGTATAGGAACGGATTTAGGTCAAGGTATTAATACTAATGTTGCGTAATTTTTTAATATTTTATTTTTTTAGTACAATTTTCACACAACCATATCTTCATGTTATCAACTCGACTACCTTTTCCTTTGGCGTCAGTTAAAATACATCTATCGTTTTCACAATGTGGTATTCCTAATGTGTGACCAATTTCATGAATAGATGTTTTTACTAATTTTTCTTTACTACCCTTCAATCTATTTGTTGATACAACACAAGGTTTTTTATTCAAAAACGCTAATCCAAAAATACTCCAATTTTTATGTGTGACACCATTTAATTTTCTATCGGTACATATGTTATAATTTGTTATCATTAAGATTTTATATTCTTTATTGGAGAATATTTTATTCATATTTTCCAATATTTTATTCGCAGAATATTTATCAGTACCCATAACTTTAGTTTCGGTCAATAATTTTGTCTTTGGAAGTAAAACCACTTCACAATCATAAAATTTAATCAAATTATCTCTAATTAAATTTATATCATTTTTTTCAACATTACCCATTACAGTAATACCAATTTTTAATTTTTCTTTTTTTATAAGAGGATTATAAATATTCGAATTAACATTGTTAATTATAATCAAAAGAATGGACAATAAGATATATTTCATAGTATTATTATTTTATTGAGAACAAAGGTATGTATTTTATTTCAATTAACCAAATTTTTTGTCCTTTTTAACATGTGATTGGTACATTCTTCATAAAAATCTTTACCATATCTTAGTGCAGCATTATAACTTCCTTTTGAATTTTTACACCATTTTCTTACTTGATTATATTTTTTTGATTCAAGTAATGTTTTCTCTTTTGTCCATTTTATTTTAATTACCGTTGATTTTGGCAACATATGTTTAACACATTCTTCATAAAAATATTTATCATATCTTAGAGCGGCGTCATAACTTCCTCTTGAACTTAATCTCCATTCCCATCTTTGTATGTATTTTTTCGATTCTATCAATATTTTATCTTTAGTCCATTTGGTTTTCTGTTCATTTGGGGGTATCATATGTGATTTACATTGCTCCATAAATTCTCTCCCCAATTTGGTTGACTTCCTCCAATAAATTCTTGATGAGTTTTTCCAATCTTTTATTGAATTGTATTTTTTTGCGTCTTCCAACAAATCTTCTTTGTTAATTATATTTATTTTTTTTATTGGTTTGGGGATGTTCATATGGGAACAAATATCTTTCATCCATTTTTTATATGATGCGTAATTATAATAGGATTTTGAGTTATCCTTGAATTCTTTTCTTGTTTTATATTTTAATGCTTCTTTAGTACAATTCTCTTTTGAAAACTTTTGAATTCTTTTTTCATGTAAGTTAATTGGAAATAATGTTTTTTTAAGATTCAATCTTATAATTGCTTTATATAAACCTCTTCGTTCTTTTTGTATTTCGGATATTGAATTATATTTTTTAGATTCCTCAATAACTTTTTCATATGTCCACTCTGTAATTGGTTTACCTGTATCAATTAAATCTTTGGTTAATTCTTCCCACCATTTGTTTCTTTTTGCTAGATTAATGGAGTGTGAGTTTAGTTTATTTTTAAATTCTTCTATTGTCGTACAATTTTTCTTTATTTCCAAAAAAATTTCATAAGTCCATTTTGGTTTCATCATTCCAAGTGACCCTGCCTTTGTTTTATTTAAAAGCTTATAACCCATCGAAATATATTTTTTTATCCAATCGTCTTCCAATTTCGTGGCAATTTCCTCATGAACAGGAGTATCTGTTAATAGTTTGAATAACGGTTCTTCATTATGTTGAACCATATGATGATAAACATTTGAGACTACTCTTCCATATTTTGATTCTTTTCCAAGATGAGCGTTTTTTCTCCTTTCTACTTGACACGTTAAACCAATATAAGCAAATTTAGTATTATTAAACTCAAATGCGTAAATATGTCTTTCTTTTAATGTTAGACCTCTTTTCATATGACTAAAACAAACATCATCCCATTTATTTTTTAATATCATATGGTATGGTGTTGAATCATTTTTAGACATTTCACCCCTTGTGGAATATTTTCTTGATGCTTCTAAACAAATTTCAAACGTCCAATAACCATTTGGTTTAATGTTTGATTTTAAATGTGAGATAAGATTATCCCACTTCATTTTTTTTATTTTATTATAAACTTGTAATTGTTCTTTTCTAAATAACTGTATATTTTCATATTTTTTTGAAACTTCCTGACATCTCTCATAAGTCCAATAACCATTTGGTTTGAAAATGTAACTCATATGTGAAATACATTTATTCCAAAAATTTAAATCATAACGTTTACGGTTATTTGCCGCTTGAAATAATAGTAGGTCATTATTTTTCCAATCTCTTTGATTGTTATATTTTTTTGCGGACTCTAAAATTTGTTCATCGGTATATTTTATATCACATTTCATATTAAAAAAATAATAACAAATATACCTAATATTTTGCATTACATCAAATTTATTTTGTAATCTCAATCTTTTTTTATATCTTTGTGACTATGGAAAAAAACTACATATCTGAAGAGGATGTAAAAGATTTGGTATATAAGAACGTATTTCTTGGTAATCGAGAAGGTTTGCATTGGGATGAAATAAATCGTGAAGATTTAATGTCATTTATTGATGACCATTTCCAAGACTATATCAGAAATATATATCGTGAAAATGTGTAGACCCCCTTTTTTGGTTAATCGGGGTATTTATAATAATCATGAACTACGTAATTAAAGATTCCGCATTAAAAAAAGTATTAACAAAATTCGGTGTTGACTTAACTGGTAAGATTCACATTGTAACTCATTTTAATGAACTCCCAATCGAATTTAGATTTTTGAATAGGGCAATAGTTAATAACAATTTAAATGAATTCGGTCCTATGTTTGTTATTGAAACCCCTGATAATAAGTTTTTATATCAAAACCGAGATAGTATTGTTAGAATCTATGATAATAATCGTGAACAACTTTCTGAAGGTGAAGTTCTTGATATATTGGGTGTCCCACCTGTTGGAATATCCCTCAATGATGTGATTGATACATTTTATGAAGAATAAATAAAAAACCCCACCAAATTAATGATGGGTAGTTTTTACAATTCTATTAATTCTAATCCTAAGAGTTCACAAATTTCTTTTATGTGTTTTATTTTAATTAACTAGTAAAATGTTATAGTGATTTTTTTATTTACCCCTTTGTTTGGTTTTTTAATAAAATAGTATTATATTTGTGTCTTTATTGAGTATAACCAAAAAATAATAGCATGAATTACCAAGTTATTTCTGAGAAATGGAAAGTTTCTAAAATAATCGAACTCGCATCAAATAGAAAATTAGTTCTATTATCACACCAAAGACCTAAAAATAAAAAAAACATTAACAAAAGAATGTTAATTGATGATATCATCAATGAAAATCTTTTGGTTGATTTTATATTTTCTGATTTAATTACCAACTTAGAATATTCTAAATTAAACAATAATCCTAATGATTCAAGTTTTTTTTCTGAGTATGTGGATAAAAATAATTTATATTCAATTGAGGATAGTCAACACAGAATTTCTGTTTTACAATTAATTGACGATTCTGATTTTATGGATATGAACGAGAAGAAAAAGTTTTTAAATTCATATGTTTTTGTTAAAATAATTAAATATGCTAGTCGTAATAGACTAATTAGTTTATTTGGTAAAATAAATGGTGGGGCAACGGTTACCAATGATGAAAAACTTTGGGGTGTTAATAATGAGTTTAATAATTCAATTAAAACTTATATAAAAGAACAAGATTTAATTAGAATATATAAGGGAAAAGATATTGAAAAAAATAAAAGAGACATTTACAAAAATGTGACCAAGATTCTTAAAGTTTCATTATCACATGAAGGTATCGGAATTACAAATGATACTAGACAAGATTCAATGAAAGAATTTGTAAACTCCAACTTAAACATCAAATTGTTTATTAATTTCAATAATTTGATGGTGATATGGAAAAGATTGGTAAATTATATTGATAAAAAAACAACATTCGTTTCACAATCAAATTTATATTTTATTATACATATATTGTCATGTAAAAAATATTTTTTGACAGATGATAAAGTTATTTTAGATATATTAAAAAAGGTTAATAGTTTTGGTTCGAGAGGTAGTGCGGAAATTAGATATACTAATATTTTAAATTATATTAATAGTGAAGAATTTAGAAATGCAAGAACATTTGTTGAAAATACTTAATAAATTTTCATTAAGATGGGATTTAATAAATGAAAATATAATTGATACCAACACTTTTATTTTTATTGATGGTATTGAAAATGAAGAAAGATGGAATTATTATCATTATGTGTGTAAAGAATTGAAGATAAAAGATAAGGTAATTCGTTATCATGGTATGAATAGTGAATTAGCATCGCAAAAAAAACGTGAGGGGCATAAAAGAGAGAATGATTTTAAATTAAAATATGGTTTTGAAGTTAAATCTGGTCAGGAAAAGGCTGATTTAATAAAAGATGGTGAGATTTATGCGTCACTCAAAGGAGGTAAAAAAATACAATACGGGATGCACGTTTTAAATAATACTCCAGAAAAAATAAAAGAATTATTTTCTGATTGGGTTTTTACTTATAAAAATAATTTAGTATCTTTTAATGAAAGACTTGATATTGCAAACAAAATAATTCAAAAGTTACAAAATTCTAGAGAATTAAGATATTATTGGATAAATTGGTTTTGTAGAAAATATGAAAATTTACCTTATATTATCATTAGAGATGTTAAAAATGGAGAAATGTATTATAGGATAAGTTATGATGACTTGATAAATGTTATTGTTGATAACATAAATTTTTATACTACTAAAGGAACAATTAAGATTAATACCAATATTGATTTGGGTGAAAAAAAAAGAAGAGTATTGTTTGAATTTGAGATTAGAAAAGATAAAAAGAATTTATTGATGCACGGAACCAGTGAGGTAATAATAAAAATAATAAAAAAATACAAAATAGATGTTAAAGAAATCTACAAAATTAAATAAGACACCGATTAGATATGCTGGTGGAAAAACAAGAGCTATAAAACATATTATACCTTATTTCCCAACTAACTTGAAAAAAATTATCTCACCATTTATGGGTGGAGGTTCTTTAGAAGTTTATTTAACAAACTTGGGTATAAAAGTACATGGGTATGATATCTTTAAGCCATTAGTGGTGTTTTGGAATCAAATTATAACTAATAATGAGGAATTAGTTAATTTATTAAAAACTATTCAACCAAATGAAGAAAGATACAAAGAAATTAAAGACGAACTTATAAAATGGGATTATACCCAAGAAATGTTAAAGGATTGGAAGACTGATTTTTATAAACGAGAAAATCCAATATCATTGACTGATTTACAAGTTGCGGCGTATTATTATTTTAATCATAATACATCATATGGTCCAGGGTATTTGGGTTGGCCATCTTCAGTTTATTTAAATCAAAAATCATGGAATAATATGATTGAAAACATATCTAAATTCGATGGTAGTAATTTGGAAGTTGGATTATCTGATTTTTCTGAAGTTATTAAAGGACATCCTGAGGATTTCATTTATTTAGACCCACCGTATTTTATGGGTAAAGATAGTGATAATAAAATGCACGCAGCAATATACCCAATGAAAAATATACCGGTTCACCACGATGGATTTAACCATGAAGGTTTAAGAGATTTACTACATAATCACAAGGGTAAATTTATTATGTCCTATAATAATTGTGAGACAATTAGGGATTATTATCAGGATTTTAGATTGGAATATCCTAAGTGGAATTATTCTATGGGTAACGGAGAAACTAGAATTGGTGAGAATAGAATTAGAGAAGGTATTGTAAATTCAAAAGAATCACATGAAATTTTGATAATAAAAGATTAAATTTTGATTAATTAAAAATTTTTCCTATATTTGTACTATGGATTTAACAGGATACACTTTCGAACAACTTATTGAACTGAAAAACACTATTGAAGGTATGATTTATTCATATACGGATGGATATGAGTATATCTGTAAAGTTCGTTCATATGGTAGGAATTGGGTTGAGAGACCTCAAAATAGTTATGAAGTACAAAATCTATCTTATAGATATTTTGGTGATGATGGAATTGTTGATGTATATACAACAAATCCTAATTTAAAGATTGAAATTTACGGAAATGTTTTTTACATTGAATCCGTTGAGGATTATAACAAATGGAAAAATTATCATGATACTGAGATAATACTAAAAGACATTGAAGAATCATTAATTGAATGGGAGAATAGTGAAAATAAACCATTTAATCAACGACCATATTTTAAACCTTATTGGTCTCGTGATGAGTTAAATGAAAAAAGGGTGGAGTTTGAAAACCTTGATAAAGATTTCATAGAACCTAAATTAATATAAAAATTTGCCCCGAATAATATTTATCAGATAAAATTAATAAAATGTTTTCTGATGGTGGTTTAATGATGATATTTTCATATTAATCGAGGTATTTATATTTAAAAAATTAAATGTTTAAACCAAACCACCTCCACCTATTAGTTAAGGGTACTATTAAAAACCCACCAACAGAAGTTGATATTTTAAATAAATGGTTTTCCGATTTAGTTGAAAAAGTTAGGATGGTTGTAGTAGCTGGACCCACCTCCGTATATGTATCTGAAGAAGGTAACGAAGGGTTGACAGGAACCGTAACATTGGCAACATCACATGCTTCTATACACATATGGGAAAAATATACCCAACCCATGTTTCAATTTGATTTATATTCATGTTCTCACTTTACACCTGAAGAAGTTTTAAACCATTTAAATCAATTTGAGTTACTTAATTATGAATATTTGTTGATTGATAGAAATGGTGAAAAAATGACAATCATAGGTGATGGTACAAAGTGAGGATAAGATTGATTTTTTTCATTTTAGTTTTTGGTTACTCAAGGACATATTTTGGCTACTTAAATTTAAAGTACTTGCCAGTTTAATGTTAATCCCAACAATAGTATTAACATTATATATTGTCATCAAACAAAAAAAATTTGTTTCAACCACAACCATATTTTCATCTTGGGTAATGATGAACGTATTTTGGATGTTACACGAATTATATAACACACCATTATTCCCATCTTATGTATTCATTTTGATTGGATTATTTATATTGGGTGCTTATTTTAAAAGAGAATTTATTAAATAAATTATTTTGAACTCTATTTATATAACGTGAAATATATTATAACAGAATCTCAGGTAAAGAAAATGTATCCGATAATACAAAAATTAATTGACTCAGCTTTAAACGAAATTCGTGAAGAATCTGAAGAGTGGGGTCTTGGTGAGATGGATGAGTTGAATGAACTTGAATCTATTGATAAAATTGTAATTGATAGTATTGTTAATGTCACAAAACCAAAGGTTTATGTTAAAATATTTAGAAACACTAATAGAGAAGATTTTGATAATATAAGGGCGGAAATTCAATACAGAGTTGATAAGTGGTTTCCAAATATTGAGATATACATTGCCGAAATAATTGATGAGAGGACATTTGGTCCTGGTATTGATTGGTAATTATATTCACATTTGCCTTAATTCCTCTATAATTTATTCGTAAATTTATGTCAGAAAATATTATAGTATATTCTTGTCATGTTGGTAAAAGAGATACTCCTGTTGAGGATGGTAGATTTTACGTTAAGGGGTCTGATAAGTTTAATTCAGATAGAATGAACGCTAAAGCACCTAAAATATTACCACATCTTTATTTACCCAAACATGATTATAGTATTTGGGTTGATGCAAATTTAGAACTTAAAGTGACTAAAGAGGAATTAATCGAAGAATTGGGTGATTATCATTGTATGGTGTTAAAACACCGAGATAGAATCCATATTAATGATGAGATAACTGAATGTAAGGGGTTGGATTCTATTGAAAATTTGGAATATCACAGAAATAAAAGTGGTGTGTTAGGATTTTGTGGTTTAATTATTAGAAAAAATTCAGAACTATGCAATCAATATAATGAAAGATGGTGGGCTGAAATATGTAGAGGTAGTAGTAGAGACCAGTTAAGTTTTCCTTATACTTTAGGTAAAATATCTAAGTTGGTTAGAGTTCCCGCCGGTTTATCACCACATACACAATACACAAAAAGAAATCCTCACAAAAACGAAATTAATTATGATTTATTAGAAAAATTATATACCAAAAAGTAAAGTATTTATATGGTATATGGAAAAGATAATCGAATACTATAATAAATTTTGTGAAAAATGAGATATCTTATATCAGAAAGTAAATTAGACAAATATATAATTGAATTTTTGAATGATATAAATAATAATTCATACATTGATTCTTGGGATAATTTTATTGTTTTACGAGAACTTGTTGATGAAGAAATTGAAGAAATGGGTGATGTAATTATGGAATATGATTATTCTGATGGTAGATTATATGTAGTTCACCAGATTATTGAAAAAATGTATTCATTGTTCGGTTTAGATAGGGAAGAAGCCTATCAAAAAGTTGGTGAGTGGTTTGCAAATAAATTTGATGTTCAAATTTTTTTAATTGAAAGTTAGTTATGAAATACATTATTAGTGAAAATACATTGGAGAAATTAATTATGAGTCATATTGATAAGTATTATAATTTAGATGATATTAATTGGACACATATGGAGGATGAATGGGGTGATGAAATTGAGGGGGTTGAATTCTATATAGGTGATTATATGGATGATGACACAATATTTAGATGGTATGGTCCAAAATATTGGGATGAACATGTAGAACACAAGATAAAAATGAGTCCAATAGTAACAATAGAAGATGAAAAATTCACAAATGAAATGACGGGATTTTTTAACGATAAATGGATACCAGTATTCAAAGAATGGTTTAATAAAAAATTCGAAGTATTTGGTGCAAAAACAATCGATTATTATAACTAAGATATGAAATACATTATCCAAGAATCCAAAATTTTTGATGTTTTACAAATATTTGTGAATTCAGTGAACTACCCAACCACTAAAGATGGTTGGGCTTCAGGAATCACAGACTCACCTAATGGTAACGCCTCCTCCTGTTTTTGTTTAATGTCCGATTCTATTCCATAACCAGACAATATGTTTATTCCTTGTTTAAGGATGTTTTAAGTCAAGAATTTTGGTTGGAGAAAACTTTTTGGTCTGATGGTTATTTTGCTTGTTCAATTGGTGAAGCTTCACCAGAAACAATTAGAGAATATATTTTAAATCAAGGTTAAAAATATTTTTTCAGAAAAATCGTTTTTTTTTTGATGGATATTTATTAATATGGGTAATATTTTAATTTCTGAAAATGATAGAGAATATATATTAGGATTATACGGTATTATTCGTGAGGATTTAAGACGACCATTTGAAAAACTTTTAACATGCAAATTTACTACGGATGGAAAATACGTCATTTTTGAAGGAATGGCATATTCTTGTTTTACTGGTGAAAAAGTCCCAATTAACGAAGAGTGGACATTAAGTGATATATTACACACAGGTGCTGATATATTATCTATGGGCTTAGATTTTGTTATTCCAGGTTCTGGTGCCGTTGTTGATGTATTGAATGCAATAAGTTATATTATTGAAGGTCAATTCAAAGGAGAAAAAGAAAGAGATTCTTTATATTTGATGGCATTAATATCATTTGGGTTTGTTTTATTGCCGGGTCCTTTACAAGCTATTGCAATACCTCTAAAAAAAGCAATAAGAACTGGTGTGGGAATGACATCAAAAGTTGTATTAAACGGTTTAAAAATTATTGCTAGTTCTCTTGATACTTTATTGGTGGGTATACCCTCACAAGTAAATTCTGCATTAAAATCTCCGTTAGCTAAAAATATAATGGGAAAATGGGCAAATAAAATTTCAGGTTTTATTACTAATTTTACAAACAGAATTAAACAATTGTTAAGTAAAATCACTAATAAAGTGAAACTCCCGTTATCTAAAATAGATTACACAAAAAAACTTGAGGAGTTTATACCGCCTAATTATTTAAAAAATCCTAAAGAAGTTTCTACATTAACTTCCAATTTAAAAAAATTAGGTAATGAAATTGAAATAATTAAATCTAATTATGTTAAAAAATATGGTGAACGAGAGTATAAATCATTGATGCAAAAATACCTTTATGGGGGGATTGATAAAAAAACTCTAATTTCTAAATTGAAAAATATACAAAACCCCAATATCAGAGTCAAATCTCCTATTGGGGGTGGTGCTGACCACAGAATATTTAGTTCAATAAATCCAAAGTTAGTATATAAAGCGGAAATTAGACCTGGTGAAGTAGATAAATGGTATGATTTATTTTCTAAAAACCCTGATGTTTTTCCAAAAGTAGGTAAAAAAGTAAAAGTTAAAGACGATAGTGGTAAAATGTTAAACGCTGTTGTTATGGAACGATTAGATACTTCAAAATTTATGAATTTTTGGGATGACATGGAGAAAAATCTATTTCAGATTCAAAAAAAACTACCACATAATAAACAAAATAGTTTAGAATATATATTGAAAAATTTTAAAACAAATGAATCGGTTTACAAACAATTTAATATTTTAAAAAAACAAACTAAAACCTCTTCCGAGACTAATAATTTTTTTAAATTAATTGACCGATTATATGAAATAACACCAAATCCTGACATCAGAAAATTTAATTTTGGTTATGATAGTAATGGTTTATTAAAATCATTAGACATTTAAAACCACCTTTCATCCCACAAACTAAAGATTTGTGGGTTTTTCGGTGGAGTTATATAAAGTTGCTTGGGTAAACAAAATTAGACGTTAGGTTAGAGAACAAATTAAAAGTTTTACAGATATTGATGTTAGGGTTGGTTCGTATGTGAAAAAATGTAGATAAACGAGATATTTATAAATAAAAAATTATGTCAAAGAAAATAGTAAAATTATCGGAAAAACAATTGGTTGAAACTATTGGTAAAATAGTTGAACAAAGTAAAATGTTAGACAATAAAATTTCTTATGAAGATAGAAAGATTATAGTTGATGATGTTATAAATAGAATTATAGAGTTTGGGTATGACTATGTAGACAGATTAAATGAACTTAACAGTGAATTTATACCAACAAGGTTAAAAAGAATTGATTACCTAAAAAAAGGATAACCCAATGATTTTGGATAGTGAAAAATTGGATAAGTTATTAAATTCAGGAATAATACATAAGATTTATCCAATGATTGACCACATTGAAACTTGGGTTGAGGATGATGGTGATATCGAAGATACCTGGTATAAAATAGGTATTGAGATATATTTGAATGATAAATCCATAAATAAAGATAACATGTATGTCAAAAATTTTGACCCCCATTATTTGGTGGACAAACATGTTATCGACTTATTGAAGTTTCTCAGTATATCAAAAAGAGATATCGAACAGGTTTATATCTCAGTATTTGGGCCTGACGGCAATTTAATTTATGATTAGTAATAATCTCCAAAAAACATAATATATTCACTACTCATTTTTTTAATAATAAAAAAAATATTCTGACCACATAAAAAAGTTTAATTTTCATATATTTATGGTCAAATCTTTTTAATTTATGAAAAAAATCCCCATCATTTTACTTTCTTTAACACTATCATCTTGTCAACTATACAATGTTGTAGTTTTAGATAAAGTAACACCAAAAACAGTTTATCCTTATCCAATAAGAGATACAACTTCAATAGCTACAAAAATACTATTCTTAAATAATCAAGATGTTATGTGGGTTAGAGATAAATTTAATGATGTTGATTATGAAATAGGTGACACTATAACATGTTATTTTAAATAATTTTGAGATATTTATATTAAAAAGAAATTTATGAAATTTAAAAATTTTAAAATCAATCATAGTATTTTAGATACTATAAAAAAACTTGTTGAATCTAAAAAATTAGCACAATCACAGGTGACTACTAAGACAACAACTTTAAAAGGGTAATCTTTATAATTTTGTCAAATAATTAATTGTTTGACCAATAATATTCATTTCATGGATGCTATAAGAGATAATAATTTCACTCCAAAACAAATTAGAGGTATTGATTTAGTAGTAAAATCAATGGCTAAGAAATATCCATATGTAAAAGGTTGGAAATTTGATGAAGAATATGATAAATGGCCAACAACTTTATATATCGATATATTTGTGAATTGGAAAGAATATGGTGAAGTTAATGGATATAGGTTTAGAGACTATTATGAGAAAAATTATGATAATAGTTCTATTTATTTAAAATCACCTGCTCCATACGTCTTTTTTGACTTAGACGAATTTAATAAGGAAGAAAGTGAAATTTTTCGTAATAAAGGTTTTGAAAACACCAAAAAATTTAAAACAACTCTTATGAGTTTGTATGAAAAATTACCTGATGAATTTTTAATCAAATACGAGTATTCTATATCAACAGGTCAAGTAATTATTAATACGATTGGTTTACAAGTCGATGAATATTTGGATTATCGTTTGATGTGATATTTATTATTATGAACAGAAGTTATACAAAAAAAAGATACATTAATGAATCTAATTTAAAATTAGAAGAAAGATTTATTAATGAGAGAGCTTCTGATATTAGAAATTATGCAATTAATGATTTAGGATGGAAAGAAAAAAATGATGAATTATCTAGCGGTGGTGACATTACAAGTGAATTATCAACAATTATTAATGAATTAGTTTATTCTGCACAGACATATGTTCCGGGACCTGGATGCAAAGGAACATTTACATCAGGTAACGATAAATTTCATAAGAATAGAAAAAGTAGACATAACCAAGGAATGGCGGTTGATGTAACTATGGAATCATCCTGTCATGGTAAATTTATTGATTTACTTAACGTTTTTAAAACAAAATATCCTGGTTTTAGCTTTATTGATGAATATAAAAATCCTAGTAAGGGTTCTACGGGAGGACATTTCCATATTTCTTACACTAAAGGTTCTCCTGAAGTGAATTCTTCAGGTTATTTTGACGTATCAGGTAGTACAAGTTCATCATCAAGTTCTACACCATCAGGTTTTGAATCTGAAATCGTTAAACAATTTTTAAGTAATGTGTTCTTTGGTGGTAAAAGACAAGGTTAGTATGTTGATAGGAGAGTATCAATACTTGTTGATTTTTTCCATGTTCTATAGTTTTCTTTTTCTAACTCTCCAAAATAATAATTCCCACTATATACATTAGATGGTAAAGTATCTGTATCAGTATGATATCTATTCGATATAAATGTTGTTTCAGTATCGTAGAATAGATTAATTGTTTCATTATCTATCTTATCAAATTCATTTAACAATTCAATTTTGTTAAAAATTTCAGAATCATAACTTATAAATTCTTCAACGCTAATTGATATGTAACCACTTTTTTCTACCTCACCATAACCATCACAACTATCGCATTCAATATGTCCATTTTGACATTCATCACATTGTAACTTACCATCACCACCACAATTACTACATGTAATATCATTACCTTCATCATCCTCAACATTACCACTACCATTACAATAATCACATTCAATTTCACCACCACCACCACATTCACCACATGTCACTTCACCATCACCACCACAATTACCACATGTTTCAACTGGTTCTTCACTGGTTACTTCAATAACGGAAAAACAAAATAAATTATTTTTTATATCTTCAATAAGTTGACCAATTTCTTTGGGGTTTAATCCTGTCGACACTTGAGAACAAAGAAAACAGAATAAGACAATTTCATCGGATGTCATATTTTCATACATCTGTTTAAAAAACAAATTTGATTTGAATTCTTGATAAAAGAATCCTGGTCTTCTATTTTTAAAAGTTCCACCTATTTTTAATGATAGTTGTGCTAATTTATAAATTTCCATTTTTGGATTTGTTTTTTTTATATTTATAGTCCTTATCTATTTTCTCATAAGTTTTATTAATCTCATGATGTAAATCCCAATCCAAAATAGATGTTTTTTCAGTTTTATTTGTTAAACTGTATAGTTTACTTATCTTTTTCATAACTTCTCTTGACACTGTTTTAAAATTTTTTTCTTCGTAAAGATAGAAATTTTCTACGTTATTTTCAAATTTAGATGCTTTTTTTATTATTTTTTTGAATAATTCTTCTTTATCTCCTGATAAACCCATGAATGCTTCAAAAAAATTGGTGGTTAACATCTCTTTGGTTGTGTCTAATTGAGAATTTATCAAATTAATATATATAATTCTTAAAAAATAATTAATCATATCATCTTCATTATGTGGGACTACCGCACCTGCGATATCAAGAACTCTAATAATATCTGGTATGTTGTTCTTCAAATCGTCTTTGAATTCAGAAAAACTCCAATTTTGTGCTTCTTTTAGATAATTCCATGTTTTTGTTGATGTTATGAAATTGTAAAATTCTTCTGAAGATATACTGTTTTCTTTCATGTTCGTAAATAATTCAGATGGTCTAACTACATTCTCAATACCATGTACAAAATATATTAAAAATAAAAATCTATCAACAGGTTTAACTTTAAATGTGACTTTTTGAAACCCTACATATTTTGTAAAAGGATATAATGACTTTTCTTTAGATTTAAAATCATCATATGAGTGCATTAACTCGTGAGATAGTGAAGATACAATTTCGGTTTTATTTTGATTAAAAAAAGAAATAATATCATTAATTTCAGTGTTTAATGGGATGGCAATAGTGATACTTATTGATACTTCACCATCCTCAATAATTGTTTTAACTTTCGAATCTTCAATACTTGATTTGTGATGATAAGACATACTGACAAGTGTAATTACATCAACAGACTCATGTTTGATAAATCTTACCGTGGTATTAATTTTATCAATTTCATAATCAGAGATTTTAAAATTCATATCGTAAGTGTATTTAAACTCAACATCCTTCTCTCCTTCAGGAAACAATGGTTCTTCTAATGTTTTAATAGATTTATTAATTTTCTTATAAAGTTCAATTGTTGTCTCATATATTCCTGACGGAACACCGACAGCTTCTCTTAATACTTTTTTAATTAAATCTCTCATAATTGATAAATACCTTGTTTTTAACAATTATTTTTTATATCTTTGTGATTATGAAAAAACTAATTTTTATAATTTTACCCGTAATAATGACTAGTTGTAATCAAAAAACGACTGATTTTGAGTTAATTACGAAAAAATGTGTTGTTGATACTATTGTATACAAAGGACAACATTCAACAATTGAACCGGATTTAACATGGGAAATAAGAACTGATTGTGGGGTTAATATAACTACAAAACAAGGTAACAAATATATTAAAGGAGATACGATAACTTTTTTAACAAAAAAATATAATGAGGAGAGAAATTTTTGAGAAAGTTTTATTATCTTTGTATCCTAAAACAAAATTTAGTGTCAAGGAATATGAGGTTCATGAAAGATTTGATATGGATAAGGAGGGTGAGTTTATAAAATGTGAACCAAGTATTTTTGTTACTATTGAAACTAATAAAGAAATCGAACCCGAAGATTTGTCATCGGATGAGACTAATAATATAACCGATGAAGTTTGTAAATTTACAGGAAAAGAATTTAACATTTATAAAATATGACGGAAGAAATTGAATCACCTTATTGCCCTGTATGTGATGGTTGTGGTGAAGAAGGTTGTTGTTCACCTATGTTTTGTGAACAGAGTCCTGATGGTCATTATTGTAAAACATATCTTAAAGATTTGAGATTTGGTTATCAAATGTATAAACATATAATAGAATTGGTTGGTGAGGATGAGAAGTACAAAGAACAAATAGATAAAATGTGGGATGAGACTTACGACAAAATTTATCGTAAATAAAATTTGACTTCACGAAAAAAACCCTTATACTTGTATCATAATTAATTAATCACTTTAAATCAAAACAAAATGGCTAGAAACCAAAACAACGGCAGCTACAAGGCGACTTACGGTAGCAACATTTACAAAAGCGGTAATCGTTATCGTGTTCGTGTATCAGTAGGAGGAAATCGTAATGATGCTTATGTGACCACATTAAACGAGGCTCGTTCTCTTCGTAGAACTTGGAAGTCTGAGCAGGCAGAAGCCTAATCACAAGAACATCTATTAACTCTGATGTAGTAATCAGAAAAGATGTTAAGGTGTGGAGGACAGAATTGGTTTAGTCTCCTAAGTTGTTCTCCCACCATTTTTTTTTAATTCTTTATAAAAATAGATAAATGGTTAATCAAAATTCACTATTATTAGAATTATCGATTTTAATCTTAACAACTAAACCTTTATCATCTTAATAGATAAAGGTTTTTTTTATTAAACATGAAAGGAAAATTACATAATACAAAAGATGGTTGGGTTGTCAAATTTGAATATATAGACGACCAATATAGTTCATACATGGAATTTATTTCAATTAAATTACCGGTTATCTCTGAACAACAAAGCTTATATATGTTTGCGGAGTTAAGTGATGATTGGAAAAATAAATGTGAAGGTATGGAGGTTGAGTTTGAGTATTTACCGAATAATAAAAATACAAAATTTTTATTATCAGGTTTTGCAAAAATAAAGGTTGATGAATGTGAACCTATTATTTCAGATGATTTTCAAATAGGTCCTGATGGGGCGTATGAACATTCTGACAGAAATATAAGTTTCCAAAGTATTCTTTGGAAGGTGAGTGAACAATTACAAAATGTTCAATATGATAATGGTGATATATCCGATTTGGGAAATGAAATTGGAATTTCTGTTGGTAAAGGGGTTGAGAATATGACTGAAAATGAAATTAGTATTTTTATTTCAGGAATTAGACATGGAATTAGTTTAACAAACGGGACACATTAATAATAATACATGACAGATAATTTAACATTAATAACTAATGAGTTTGAAAATCTAAAAGGACAATATGTTCTTGTTGATTGTGAATCGTTTCGTCTAATAGGAATTGTTGAGGATGAACATGATTACTATTATTGTTTATATGATGGTAGAAAACTTAAATTAACAACTTGTTTGATGAGAATAACTCCATTAAAAGGTTACATCATAGAAGACCATTATAATGAAATGATTCGTATTGCGAAATTGAATCATTATGACCAACCATCTTTATGGGGTACTAATAAGAACATTTCCGAATTTAATGAAAAACACAAAGAAGAGTTGACTAGTGATTGGGATAAAAACACAAAATTTATATTAGGACCTTATTGGGAATTAAATTAATATTATGAATAACGAAAAAATGAATCAGATTATTGATGAGGTGTATAAAAAATACACCGACAAGTATATTGGATATGAAGATGTTCCAATAAAAGAACTTTTTATTCATGAAATTAAAACCAATCCAGAGTTCTCTGAAAAATGGGGGTTAAAGATTGAAGAACGAGAATTGAGTTTGGAAGAGAGATACCATCTATGGTTTAATAATAATTATGAAACAGGTATGGAAAGATACTTTCACTCAAACAATATTCCAAACTTTGATAACCAGTATTATACACCAACACCAACCAAACTAATAACAATAACATATAACGAAACAATAGAAATATATGAATAAAGAACTAATAGATAATATTTTACATGAAACATACGATAAAATATATAGAAATGTATGATAGACAATTTAACATAAATAACTATGATAGACTATAATTACATTACTAAGTTCCTTGGCGTTATGGTTGCTATGACGTTAGCTGATATTTGTTGGACTTATTACTTTATTAAAATTGCCGAAAGAAAATCAATTTCTGCAGGTATATGGGCATGTTTGATTTACATATTCGGTGCATTTACGGTGACTTCTTATATTGAAGATAAAACTCTAATTGTTGCCGCCATAATCGGCTCATTTATTGGAACCGCTGGTACAGTAGAATATAAAAAAAGAAAAGATAAGAAGATAATTAATAATATTAATAGTAACTGATGAAAATGGAAAATAAAGACCTTGTGTACCCCTATAAAGATTGGGACGGAATCGTTAATCTTGGAGAAGTTGATGGTGTTAAAATATACTACGATAGATATCATCCTGACCAAACATTGACAGTTGAATTAAATAAAGATAAAACCGAAATGGTTTATATTATTGGTCCTTATGATGATATTGAAGTATTTGACGGAATTAAAAAGAATATAATTGTATCTGAAAAACCGATTACCTTAGAAAAAATAATTACAAATGACTAACAAACTCGATAAAGATTATTTAGCACTATGTCAAGACATTCTTGATAAGGGTACTAAAAAAGAAACAAGAAATGGTGGTACCATATCTGTATTCGGTAGACAAATAAGACATTCTATGAAAGATGGCTTTCCACTTCTTACCACCAAAAAAATGGCGTTTAAAACAATGGTAACTGAGTTACTTTGGTTCCTTCGTGGTGATACAAATATTAAATTCCTTGTTGATAATGGTTGTCATATTTGGGATGGGGACGCTTATAAGAACTATGAAAAATGGTGGAAATCTTACTCTCCAGGCGGTGCGCCAATACCACTATCAAAAGAAGAATTCATTAACCGTATAAAAACAGATGATGAGTTTGCTAAGAAATGGGGGGCACTCGGAAAGATATATGGACATCAATGGCGCAAGTGGGGTGAAAGAAGGTACGATTCAATCGATAACGAGTACTTTATTGGGACAGACCAAATTGCAAACCTAATTAACAAGTTAAAAACCAATCCTGATGATAGGAGAATGATTGTCACAGCTTGGAACCCATCAGAAGTTGATAGTTGCGTTTTACCGCCTTGTCATTATGGATTTCAAGTGTATACAAGAGAGTTGAGTGAACAAGAAAGATGGGAATTATATGTTACTACTAGTAACCGATTAAAAACACCAACAATAAAAGGTTCCACTAATAAAGAACAAATAGAAGAGTACTACAAAGAATATAACATCCCAACCAGAGCAATCTCTTTAATGTATAATGCCAGAAGTCAAGATGTTCCGTTGGGAACACCATTTAATATAGCGTCTTATGCTTTACTATTAGATATAATCGCAAAGATGGTTAACATGGCTCCTGATGAATTGATTACTAATATGGGTGATTGTCATATCTACTTAAACCAGATTGATGGTATTAAAGAACAATTAACAAGAAAACCATACGAACTACCTAAATTAATTCACATGAAGACAGATGATTTTTATAAATCATTATCTGAAAATTTGTCTCTGTTATCTCATTTAGATATTGTAGATTTTCAAATTAAAGATTATAAATCACACCCTAGTATAAAATTCCCCTTATCAAATTAAAGATATGAAAAAAATGTTAGTTAGATTCCCAAATGAATCTTTTTTTGAGGAAACATATATCGACATGAATAAATTCAAACCAAATAAAGAGTTTAACGATGAGATATTTGGTTGGTACGGTGATATCTACATAAGCATTAAAAAATGATAGATAGAAAATTTCAATTTTTGGATGCTGAAACATCAGCACGAGAATTAATTATTGAGACTTTAGTTAATTTTTTATATGGTTTTATAGCAAACACCGTAACAGTATTTATTATTTTAAAGTATGATGTTGCGATTTTAATAAATTTTCTAATATACTATATGTTTGTGAGTATTGTTATTAATCGAGAAAAATATCAAACAAAAGTCGGTAAATACATGATATTCCCTTCCGCAGCCGCTTTAGGTGCATTTGTAGGATATAAGTTGGCATTCTTACTTTCTAATTTACAGTAATTAGTATCCTAAGATATTTATCAATATGAAAGTAACCGTTAGATATCAAAAAGATTCTGTATATGATGAAGACCATAGTTTTTATCATGATTTTATTGAATTTTTACAGGATGAATATCCTTTAACTCAGGATATTAAAATCAATTTTGTAAATAATAGGGTTGGTAATATGACAACAGGGAATAGAATGGATAAACATGTAATAAATGTTTTGACCAAAAATAGAATGAATCGTGACATTTTAAGAACACTTAGTCATGAATGGGTTCACGAACATCAAAGAGTGAATCTAAAAATGAAAAAAGGACCTGATATTGGTGGAAAGAATGAAGATATGGCAAATAGTGTTGCCGGTGTTTTAATAAAAAAGTTCGAGAAAAAATTCCCGAACTTAGAAGAAAGAATGTATAATTAGTAAGATACCCAATTTTTATAATAATCAGTATTTGATATGCAAAACTCGGCATATTGATTAATAATTGGTCTTCCTGTGTTATAATAACCACAAACAAGACCCCAATTCTCATATTTATCGTGAAGTTTGGACAATAATTTCATACTTGTAATAACATTAAACTCGACATCGTTTTTTAATTTTGAGGTTGGGATTTTTTTCTTGTAAATTCCATTAGCAGTTGTTGGCATAATTTGCATTGGACCAACAGCACCTGCCGATGAAGTTCTGTTATGTTTATAATCCCAATCAAAAGGTCCTTGATATGTTGTTTCTAAATAAGCGATATTGTAAGCAATATATTTTGGAATATCATACTCATCAGAGTATTTTTCCAAATTATCATACATTTCGATAGAAACTGGTTGTTCAAGCCCTTTTATTTCATTCTCTGATTTTTTTTGATTAACTAATGATTTGTAATCGTTACTAAGTTTGTTAGCACAAAATAAAACCAAACAACTAATTAATGACGCTCCGAATAAAACTACATTTCTTATATTCATAGATTATTTATTAAAGGATTTATTATTTAGATGAGATGTGTTTCTCAACCATACTCTTAGCGTAAATGTTAAATATTGATTTACCAACAGAGTCCGTAAAAATGGTATAATTTCCTGATTCCCTATCAATTATCATAAGGTTATTATATTCATCTACGGCTAATGTAACATCACTTTTAGATATTTTTACAACCTCTCGAGTTTCGCCATTTTTAACAATCAACATTTTTCGATAATAGAAACCTATAAAAAAAGAGGTTACGCATGATAAAATAATTACAGAATAAATTGTTAGATGTTTCAAAATATTCTTAAAACCAGATTTAATTTTTTCTAATCTATTATTCATTTGATTTTCCATAAAATAAAAATTTAATTGTTAGTAAAAAGTAAAAAAAATAAGAATTGTTGGTGTTATTCAACACCAACAACTTCTAAATCGAAGATAAGTTTCTTACCCGATAAAGGATGATTTGCATCAATTAATACGGTGTCTTCCTTAATTTCCATAATTTTGACGATTACAGGGCCGTTAGGACCCATCCCTTGTAAAGTATCGCCAACATTAATATCAGGTGGAATATTAGATTTTGGAACCTCACTAATCATAAGGATATTGTATTCTCCATATGCTTCAGATGGTTCAATCTCAACTGTTTTCTTTTCACCAATGGTCATTTCGAATAAACCATTTTCAAAACCTTTGATAAGTCTACCTTCACCAAGTTTAGCTGTTAGAGGTGTACGACCCTCGTTTAAAGAAGAATCGAATACTGTTCCATCTTCTAATCTTCCGGTGTAATTGACTGTAACGGTGTCACCATTTTGAACTTTTTTCATAATGTTTTTTTTTGTAAAGATAAGAAAAAAAAATTAATAATCAAATATTAAATAATATCAACAGACATTGTAAGGGATATTTTACTCTGTTCTATACCTAAATAATTCCAACATTCTTTGATTAAAAACTCAACGCCTTCTGTATTTGTTTCCTCAAATAATTGAATATCGGTAAAAAGTAATTTACAGGATACCGATAGGTGTTTTGCATTTGTCGAATATATTATGTCAGTAATTTCAACAATACTACCCTTACCATATAATAATTCCAACTCATTTTTGAAGGTGGTGTTTAATAAAACGTATAGACATTTTTTCATTTAAAAATATATTTAAGTATATGAAATCATTTACAATTTCTGAACAGGAAAAAAGAGATATATTAGATAAATATTCCAAAAATACGGACGATAATGTTTTTAATTATTTACGTAGACACTATCCTGTATTAACACATGAGTTAGATTTTGAACCAAAAATAAAGATGAAATATCTAATTATTGATGATAAAACATATTATTTAAAGGATAATAAATCGTATTTAGCGGAAAAGTTTAAAAATATGTTAAAAGATGAGTTTTCATACGTATCTATGCCTACTTTAGTAAGGACAATAAAAAAATTTTTAAGTTTGGCTTTGTTAGATTAAAAAATAATCCGTATATTTGTGTAAAATTAAATATTATGAAAAATAAAACTTTTGTTACTGACTACCACAGGGTTGTTAAAGTTCTTAATTCTTGTAACACTGATGCGCAAATTAGTGTTGCGGAAAATTACTTTAATCTATTCTTAAAAAAATGGTCAGATAAATTAACAGAACAAAATTATTTGACTATGGTTTATCATTATACTAAATTGAAAAACGATAAAATGTTAAACTTTTTTAAATTAAAAAAATAATGAAAAATAAACTAACCGAATCTGTTGTAGATTATTTCAAAAACTTCTATTGGGAGAACACCAAAATATATGAGTCATATTCCTTTTTAAGGAGAGATGTACCAAGATTTTTTAAAAACTTTTGGAAGTTTCGTAAAGCATTATATAATCATTATTGGTTTGACCATCACGGCCTTTTAATGTTTGTTGAGACCGCTCTTGAAGATATGTCAAAAAACATTGAGGAAAAAGGTTGTGAAGTGGATTCTTCTAGATTAAAAAAAATCGAAAAGATGAGGAGGGTTGTTGAACTTATTAGAAACTACAATCAGGACAGATACATTGAAATGGCGGAAAGTGAATTAGGTGAATTAGTTCTTCATCCTTGGGAATTTATTCCTGTTGAAGGTAAACCTGAATTATATGAACTAAAAGATAAAGACACACCTGAAGAAAAGAAACATAATAGTAAGGTGTTTAAACGAGCACATGAAATTGGAGAACAAGAATGGATAGAACTTTTTGAAATCCTTAAAGGACAAGATTATTCTAAATTCCCAAAAGACGAAGACTTCGATAAACATTTTGATGGAAGTGGTCTTCGTGGGTGGTGGGATTAAAAAAAAATAAAAATTATGAGAATTACATTCATATCAGACACACATTCTAAACATAACCAAATCACAAAGGATTTACCTGGCGGTGATTTATTACTACATGCTGGTGATATGTCTTCTAGAGGATATAATCACGAAATAATTAATTTTCTTGAATGGTTCTCTAAATTGGATAACTATAAGAATAAAGTTTTTATTGCAGGTAATCATGATTGGGGATTCCAAGACAGTCCTGATTGGTGTAAAGAAATGCTCGAATTATATGACGATAAATTAAATTATCTTCAAGACGATTTACATGTTATCGGTGAAGACTATGAGACATCAATTAAAGTTTATGGTAGTCCTTGGCAACCTGAATTTCATAATTGGGCGTTTAATTTACCAAGAAATGGTTTAGAATTATCCGAAAAATGGAATCAAATACCCGAAAATACCGATATTTTGATAAGTCACGGACCTGCTTGGGGTTATGTTGACAAAGTAATTGGGGGAACTGAAAATCTTGGTTGTGAATTGTTAGTTCAAAGAATTAAAGAAATAAAACCAAAAATACACCTTTGCGGTCATATTCATAGTGGTCATGGTTATATATTTGATGGAACAACTCACTTTATTAATGGTTCAGTTTTGAGTGAAAGGTATGAATACTATAACAAACCATTAACAGCAGATTGGAATCCTGAAACAAATGAGTTAATATTCCTATAAACTAAAATCCCCCATAAAATTGGGGGTTTTTTTATTTTCCGTATTTTTCCTTCATCTTTTCTTGCCATTTTTCGTGTTTCATACCATTGACAAAAAACCATCCGAAATGGAATTCGAACTTATCAGATATTTTTTTAAGTAAATTTTTCATACATCAAAGATATGAAAAATTATTTTAAAAGTGAATAAAATTCTTTGAAATGTTTTATTCTATCGGTCAACCCTATGATTCCGCCGTTTACTCGTTTTGTTACTGCGGTAACAGTTGCGTCATCAGCACCTTTGTCACAGATAGACCAAAGTCCGTTATTATTAAAGAAAAATGCTGCAGATGCTAATGGGTATTTAGTTGCAACTAAATCAGGATTGGTTGTCAAATCTTCTTTTAAAAAATCACCTAGTTTTTTATAATTTTCTTTTCCAGTCAATTGGATAAATCCTCTGCCACGAAATTTAAAACCTTCCTTTGTGGTTTCATCACCATTACCCATTCGACCACCATATACTCTTGAAGCAATTTTTTCAGGTTGTTTTGCATAAGATTCTGCCAAAGTACCAGGAAAATATTTAGGGAATATTTTCTTTAAACCATCAGCAGAGTAGTTTAAATTTTCATTTATCGCTTTGAAATTACCACTCTCATGAGCACATTGAGCTAAAAAGTGTGCCAATCTAAGTGGTGTTGTGATGTTAAATTTTGCACAGGTATCGGGGATTTGTGCAATTACTGAGTCAGGGATATGTCCCTTTAATTTCTCAAGATTTAACGAACCACCTGAAGGAATAATTATATTCTCCTTAATAACTGAAGTGATTCCCATTTTTTCCAAAGTTGAAGAACCAACAATACCATCAGCAGTTAATCCATTTTTTGTTTGCCATTCTTTTACGGATTTTTCAGTACCGGGACCGAAGTTACCATCTGCAGAAATTCCTAATTTTTGTTGGATTTGTTTAACAACATCTCCGTTTGAACCTAATTTAATCATAATGTTTTTCATTATAAATATAAACTTAAATGAATAAAGAAGTATTTATGAATATGAATAAAGAATCAAAACACTATTTACTTTTTTCAATCATCATTATGTCGGTTTTTTTTATCCTTAAAACCGCAATATTAATTGGAATGTTTGAACCAACTCAATTAACTCGTATTGTTGAATACCTTTGTATAGTTTTATTTATACCAATATTTTATTTTTTAATGAAATCACAAACCGCTGAACTAAAAAGTGATTTATTAAAAACAATAAAAGAGAGTGAGGAGTTTATTGATACTGCAGCAATTGTTTCAGTTGCAGATAAAAACGGTAAAATAACGTATGTTAATAAAAAATTTGAGGAAGTTTCTGGATGGTCATTAGATGAAGTAATAGGTAAGGACCATATTATCGTTAATTCGGGATTACAACCTGACGGTTATTGGGGTAAGATGTATAAGACGGTAATGAACGGTGAAATATGGAATGATGTTGTTACCAATAAAACAAAATCAGGTGAATTGTATTATGTTGATACATACATTAAAGCAAAATTTGATAAAAATAATAAGTTGGTAGGGTTTTCATCAATTAGACAAGACGTTACCGAATTAAAGAAAAAAGAAGCGGAGATTCGTAATAGAATGAACGCCATAAATAAATCTAATGCGGTTATTGAGTTCGATTTACAAGGAAACATTATTTTCGCTAATGAATTGTTTTTAAATACTATGGGTTATTCTTTACAAGATAAGATATCTGGAAAACATCATAGAATTTTTATAGATGAAGAGTATTCAAAAAGCGATGAATATCGTATTTTTTGGGAAAAATTAAATGAGGGCGTATTGTTTTCAGGTGAAATTGTTAGAGTCAAAAAAGATGGGTCGTTAGTTTATTTACAGGCAACTTACAATCCTATTATTGGTACTGATGGTAAGATTTATCGTGTTATGAAAATCGCAACAGACATCACCAATTCTTATGAACAAAAGAAAGAGATTGAAAAGAAAAATACGTATTTAGAACATGCCGCCAAAATATTAAGACACGATATGCACTCAGGGATTAATACTTACATGCCAAGAGGACTTAATTCTTTAGAACGTAGATTAAAACCTGAAGATATCGAATCATTAAAGATTGAATCACCTCTTAAAATGATTAAAGAAGGTTTAAAACATTCTCAAAAAGTTTATAAAGGAGTGTATGAGTTTACTAATTTAGTTAAGAAAGACGTTGTTTTAAATAAAACAGAATGTAATTTAAAAACTATTTTAAACGATTACTTGTCATCAACTGCATATATTAGTCAGGTGATTATCGAAGATTTACCAACTATTGATGTTAACGAAGCTCTATTCTGCACCGCAGTGGACAATTTAATCAGAAATGGGTTAAAATATAATGACTCAGAAACCAAATTTGTTAAAATATATTCAGATGAAGAATCCATATATATCCAAGACAATGGTAGAGGAATTACTCAAGAAGACTTTGACCATTTATCAAAACCTTACACAAGAAAAGAAGGTCAAAAAGAATCAGGTAGTGGATTGGGGTTGAATATTTGTGTTGCAATTTTGGAAGAACATGGGTTTAAAATTACCTGTGAAAAAAATGAAGTCGGAACTAAAATTAAAATAAACATAAAAAAGTAAAAAAACAAAAAAATGATTGATTCAATTTTATTAGTGGATGATGAAGATTTATTCCATTTAGTATTCGAAGATGCGTGTTCGTTATTGGATATTAGTCTTTCACTAAAATCTTTAAACAGTTCGGATGAAGCGGCGAAACTATTTAAACGATGGTTAACTGGGGATAATAGTGATAGACCTGAATGTGTATTCGTTGATTTAAATATTATTGGTTCTTCCTTTGATGGTATTGAGTTAATAAGAAAAATAAATTTTGAATACGGGAACAATGTAGTTATTGGGATTATTTCATCTTCAGATGAACCTGAAGAACAAGCAAAAGCTCTACAGGCGGGTGCTCAATTTTGGATTATAAAATCGGATGACATTGAACCAAGGTTAGATGAGTTTAGACAAGATTACGAAAGTTACAAAAATAGAACCGCACCATTTAAAATATATAAATGATAGTATTTGATAAAAATAGTCAACAACAATTAATTGATTTAAATAAGTCAAAAAATATCGCCCTTGAGGGTAATATTGCTAAAGTAATTGACGCTGATGATAATATTGAATTCAAAGAGTATCTTGATTTCTGTATTTCAAAAGATAAAGAAATAAGAAGAAGAAGATTAGAAATAACAAAACAAGTCCAAATCCAAAATAAAGAACTTTCTGAATTAAACTTAGAGAATCAAAGAATAATGACTGAATTACAAAACACTTTAACGAGTGTTGAGGAATCCAAATCTCAGATTGAATTACAAAACCGAGAACTAACCTCTTGGAAAGAAGACAACCAAAGAATTGGTCAGGAGTTACGAGAATCAATGATTAAATCAGAACAAGCACGTATTGAGGCTGAAAATGCAAAACATGTTGCGATGAATGATTTGGATTTGTTACAGAAAAAAAGTCAAACAGAATTGATTAGTGTTATCGTTAAAGTTTCTTTAGGTGTTATTATAACTGTTGGGGTGATTACAACAATCATGTATATGATTTCTTTATATATGAACAAAGACACTCAGATTATTGGGTCAACATGGTCAAACATGCTTGGTATTTTATTAACCAACGCATTTAGTATTATCGGAACTATTATGGGTGTAAAATACGCATCAAAAGAAAATTAATTCTAACGTTTGATTTTTTTAATTGAGACCGTGTTAACCCCACTACCTTTATTTTTTAAGGTTATCTCTTGTTCATTTGGATAAAGTATCCTATTTGCCAAAGTTTGTGATATATCAATCAATTCTTTTGGTGATTCTACTGTTAGTAGATAGATTTCATCACCACAACCTGTACAAAAAGAGTAAGATTTTAATAAATCTTTTTTTGATGTTGAGTAATGTGAGCCCGGTTTTTTTATATCAATATCTTTTTTATTATCGACAGAGATTATTCTATATAAATCAATAAGGTCAGGTAGTTCATATAAATAATCAATCAAGTACTCTAATTCATCTTCAGCACTTTCTTCATCAAAACCCATTTCATATAGTTTTGATAACAAATATTGTTTATCGATTCGTTGACCAAGAACAGAAATCATTTTCATATTATGATAAATATCACTTTTTGTTCATTCTTGCAATTTTTGCTCTGTCATTCTTATCATTTTTATATAGTATTTCAACCTCATATGGATTAATACGACTTACTTTGATATCATATCTCCAAATATCCAAGGTATTTTCATCTTCGTATATCACCTCCCACTTTGTTAAGGGTGCAATATTAGTATTTTTTTTCTTATTATCCATTTCACAAAGTTACAAATAAAAAAATAAAAATCAAAATGAAAAAATGTCATATTAATCTGACATTTTTTCAAATTTAATGACAAAATGTCTGTATTATTAATTTGGTATGGTTTTTAACAATATTTGTTTCGGACTTGATTCCATAAAATAAATTAACTAAATTTAAAAAAAATAAACTAAACAAAAAAAATTAAAAACATGGGAAAAATAATAGGCGTGGATTTAGGTACCACAAATTCATGTGTTGCAGTTATGGAAAGTAGTGGACCTACTGTAATTACAAATAATGAAGGCAAAAGAACAACTCCATCTATCGTAGGATTCATTAAAGATGGTGAAAGAAAAGTAGGTGACTCTGCTAAACGACAAGCGGTCACGAATCCAACAAAAACGGTTTATTCCATAAAACGATTTATGGGGTCTAAGTATTCAGAATCAATCAATGAGGTTGGTAGAGTTCCTTATAAAGTAGTTAAGGGTGATAATGACACACCAAGAGTGGATATTGATGGTAGAACATTTACACCACAGGAGATATCTGCTGCGGTACTACAAAAAATGAAACAAACCGCTGAAGATTATTTAGGTGAAACTGTGACTGATGCGGTTATTACAGTTCCTGCGTATTTTAATGATGCTCAAAGACAGGCAACAAAAGAAGCAGGTGAAATTGCAGGTCTAAATGTTAGACGAATTATTAATGAACCAACCGCTGCGGCATTAGCGTATGGGTTAGATAAAAAAGATAAAGATATGATTGTTGTTGTGTTCGACTGTGGTGGTGGCACACATGACGTATCTGTATTAGAATTGGGTGATGGTGTATTTGAAGTATTATCAACTGATGGTGATACACATCTTGGTGGTGATGACTTCGACCAGGTGATTATTGATTGGTTGGTGAAAGAATTTAAAGATGAAAATGGCGTTGATGTGTCAAAAGATTCAATGGCGCTACAACGATTAAAAGAATCCTCTGAGAAGGCTAAAATTGAATTGTCATCAACTCCATCAACTGAGATTAATTTACCTTATTTAATGCCGGTGGATGGTGTACCAAAACATTTGGTTAGAAATTTGACTAAAGCTAAGTTTGAACAATTAATTGAAAAATTGGTTGAAAGAACAATTGAACCTTGTAAATCGGCATTAAGAAATGCAAAATTAAATCCTGACCAAATTGATGAAATTATTTTGGTTGGAGGTTCAACACGTATTCCCGCAATTCAGGAAGCGGTTAAAAAATATTTCGGAAAAGAACCTTCAAAAGGTGTAAATCCTGATGAGGTTGTGGCATTAGGTGCCGCGATTCAAGGTGGTGTATTGGGTGGTGATGTAAAAGATGTATTGTTACTTGATGTTACTCCTTTATCATTAGGAATTGAAACTATGGGTGGTGTATTTACAAAATTAATTGAATCAAATACCACAATCCCAACTAAAAAATCTCAAGTTTTCTCTACCGCAGTAGATAACCAACCATCAGTTGAAATTCACGTTCTCCAAGGAGAAAGAAGTATGGCAAAAGACAATAAAACAATTGGTCGATTCCATTTAGATGGTATTCCCCCTTCAATGAGAGGTATTCCACAAATTGAAGTTACATTTGATATTGATGCAAATGGTATTATTCAAGTTTCGGCACTTGATAAAGGGACTAATAAAAAACAAGAAATTAGAATTGAGTCATCTTCAGGACTTTCAAAAGAAGATATTGAAAAAATGAAAAAAGATGCTGAGTTGAATGCAGAATCGGATAAGAAATTCAAAGAAGAAGCTGAGTTAATCAATACTGCCGATTCAACAGTATTTCAAATGGAAAAATCATTAAAAGACTTGGACGATAAATTGTCCGAGGAACAAAAAAGTGAGGTTGTAAATGGTATTGAAGAATTAAAAAAATCAATAAGTGGTAGGGATATTGAATCTATCCGAACAAAACTAGATGAAATTAACTTGAAGTTCCAAAAAATTAGTCAAGACCTTTATAATCAAACAACGACAGATACGGGTTTTGATGGTTCAGATGTCGAATTTGAGGAAGTTAATAAAAATTAATGTTAAACCCCCATTTTTTTACAATGGGGGTTTTTTTATTTCATATTTTTTTTGTATCTTTGTATCATGGATATGAAACTACCTTATTGTAAAACGAACGAAGCAATTAAAGGATATCAAGAATCTGTAATTGCTAAAGGAGAACGAAATGATTGTGTGGTAAGAGCATTTGCATCATCATTTGATATACCATATGATGAATCTCATACATATTGTGAGAAAGTGTTGAAAAGAAAACACAGAGATGGTGTTCATAATTTTGTAGTAAAATTGGAAATCTTGGTTAAAAAAAATGAAGTAATTAACGGTAAAAAATTCAATCTTGTTGGTAAGTTTTATTCGCTATACTACGATGTTAAGATTAAGAATAAAAAAATAAAAAGAGCTTTGACTGTTGGAAAATTCATCAAAGATAATCCGATTGGAACATTTTTGGTTTCAGTAAGAGGTCATGTTTTTACAATTAAAAATGGTGTGGTTATTGGTAATGTTGAGGACGCTAAAAAAACAAGAAAAGTTTTACAAAGTATATGGAAAATAGTATGAAAATAATTTTTTTAGACCATGATGGTGTTATCTGTCTATCCTCAGAATGGGGTGGTCGTTTTAATAAACAGAAGAAGTGGGGTGGTCGTAAATTATCTACGACTAACTTAGAGATTCCTATCGAATACCGTTTTGATAATTTCAACAAAAAGGCAATCAAAGTTTTAAATGAAATTTTAGAAGAAACGGGTGCTGAAATTGTTGTATCATCAGACTGGAAACGTTGGGCTAATGTTCATGAGATGGGAGAATATTACGAGTCTCAAGGTATTATTAATAAACCTATTGATTTTACACCAAATCTAGGTGAATGTACCAATTACGATAAAGATACATTTCCGTGGTCTCGTCAATGGGATTTAGAACAAACTAGGTCTATTGAAATCAAACAGTACCTACAAAATCATCCTGAAATTACTCATTGGGTTGCAATTGATGACCTTAATATGGGTAAAACAGGTAAAGTTAATGGTATGGAATTTGAACACGAATGGGGATTGGATAATTTTGTTCTAACACCAAATGGTAACGAAGGTATTAAACAATCAGGAATTAAAGAAAAAATCCTCCAATTTCTACTTTAAGGAGTTGGAGGAGTTTATTCACTTGTTGTATCAATTACATCGGTTGTACTGTTAAATCCCTATTTCACCCAAAAATTCATCCCAATCATCAGTCTCACTAATATAATTTGTTTTATAAATTGCGGAATCATAATCTAAATCTCTAACATCATTATACCACTTTTGAGCAAATCTATCAACACCATGTTTCACAACCTCTTTATTGATACCTGATAAATCATACCCATCGGTTAAATCACCAACAATTTGGTCTTTAATAGTGTCAACAGTTATATCATCACCTTTACCCCAATTTTTCGGTTTTTTAAGACCAAAAAATTGATTATAAGTTTTAATTTTTAATTTTTGATTTTTAATATAATTCCTTATATAATCTTTTCTATTAAAATCAACTTCCAAGTTGAAATGTTTTGAAAACCACTTATCAAAGATATCTTCAGTGTCATCAAAATTAAACCCAAAAATATTACGTAAAAACCCACTAACATGGTGACTCAGTGTAGGTCTTTTTAATTTTTTATAATAAGTGAAAACTTCATCACCATTTTTCATAAATGAAATTTTATCATCGGACTCAATAGGTTCAACACTACCATATTCTTTTGTCAAAAAACGATTGTAAACCAATTCAAATCTTGATTGTTCTAAAATGACTTTTTTTAATATTGACGTGAATTTCATCTTTGTTATTTTATTACTATAATTATACAATTGTTTGAAAAAGAAAGGAGTCATATAACTAAAACCACCTTTCATCCCACAAACTAAAGATTTGTGGGTTTTTCGGTGGAGTTATATAAAATTTGATTTAGTTCTTCAGATAATCTTTTTTCCATAATTATTTTTTCATTACTTGTTGATTTAGATTTTGCCATTTTTTAACACTTTTTTCTATAAATATATTTGTACATTTTTTTTTGAAAAAAATTTTGTTAGTTTGGAAAAAAAGAGTATCTTTGTATTACTAAATAAACAGAATTATGAAAAGAATACTTATATTGTTAGTTTTGATTGTTTTTTCAAAACTACTATTCGGACAAAATGAATCATTACCTGTTGGTGGGTATTTTTATGATGGTAAATCTCTTATTGAAAAAGACTCAGTACTGATATCAAAACTCATCGATGTTTTCCATATCGATATTAAAGAATATGAATTGATATCTATGGATAAAGCGGCGTCTCTAGGGTTATTAGATACTTGTGATTACACTTCTTACTCTCTCACTTTGGATAAGAGAACAAAAGTATCAACTTATAAAACAAAGGAAATTCATAGAAAAAATCCTAAAAACAATAAATATTTTACGATTTTTTCATTTGATTCTTTTTATGATGAAAAAGTAATCGGTATATTTGTTTTTTAATTTATGCACTAAGTGGTAAAGGTTTTCCACCAGGGTAAAGTCTAATAAATAAACCATTTTTACCTTTTTTCACAAATGTGTTTGGAGATATAAGACCGTCTGTTGATTTTTTAAATGACTTATCATTTTCTAATACAGTAATATCCATTTCAGCAATATCACCAGTAAATACCCTAACATTATTGTCTTTAGGGTCTATACCAACAAATTTGAATTTTGCGTTAATTTGTATCGGGGATAGACTTGAACGAACAATATTATTGAAGTTTTCAGAAACAATTCCTTGATTTTTAATAAAATCACCGTCAACAATCTCATTTGTTTTTGGGTTTACTTTGAATTCTGATACAACACCATTTAATGGGGTCATTTCACCATCTTTATCATATAAATAAAGTTTTGAATTCTGAATAGTTAACTTGTTCCCAATTAATGAGAAGTATTTTTGAGGTAAGGCTTGTTCACTTATAACAACACCTTTTTTATAATTTGTCAAATATAAAATTTGATTTAGTTCTTCAGATAATCTTTTTTCCATAATTATTTTTCTTTTATTAAAATTAAACATCTTTTTAAGTACTCTTTTGCTCTTGGTGACGGGTCATTGTGTTTTAATACTTTTTCAATATCCCTAACTAATTCTTCACCATGTTCATTCTCTTTATACAATTCGATTACTTTATCCATAGCCTTTAAACAACCACTATTAGTCTCATCAAAGTAATTTTTATTTCTGAATTTGTTTAAATGATTCATTAAACCGTAAGATAAATGTTCACCACCGTCTTTAATATCAGGATGTAATCTAATTGTTTTTAACATATCCAATGTGTCAACAATTCCGTTTATACCACCATCTCTTTTAGTTAAATTACTTGTGTAGTTTTGAAATTCTTTAGAAGGACCAACTATCTCGTCTAAAGAAATTATATTTCCAGCAACACATCTCTGTTTCTCTTCTTTTGGTTCAACATTACTTTGTTCCAAAATGTATTCTCGTATAGATTGACGAAGTTTTTTCTCGTTTATAATATATTTAGGCATAATAAAATGTTTTTAATTATAAATATCCATTTACCAATAAATATTCACTTACAGGTGTATTTATAATAAAATTACCCTCAATTTAAGAGATGTAAATAAACTTTTTAACAGAAATATATGGACGATGGTGATAGTAAAACAAAAAATAGTAGATTTTTTTACAAAAAACTTATCCGTGAAGTTTTTGATGCTTGCAATGTTTTTCAATCCATTTGGATTCGATATCGTGCAATATCAACTTGTATGTTTAACAGGAAATTTGTGGAAAGCAAACTTAATTTTGTACTTTGTTTCGGTTCTTTTCTTTGGGTTATCTTTTTTATCACAAAAAACTTCTGATAATTAGATTTACTCTTCTTTTTGAGATGGTAGTATAATCTGTAACCAAATATCAAAAACAAGAAACAAAATCCACCAAACAGCAACATCAATTAAATTTGAACTGAAACCATTTCTAGAATCAAATAAGAAAATTATTACTTTAATAGTAACAATAATCCTACCAAGGATTAATAATAATGATAATATTGTTTTCATAATCGAATTTCAAATCTGTTTTTCATTTGAGTTAATTTATCTTCAGGAACACCATGTTCGTTAACACCCCCATGTCGGTTTTCAACAATTAGAGAATAAACTTTGTATCCATACTTTGCGGCTAATTCATAATATGGTAGTATTTCCCATTCTTGAGTAAAAGTGTTTGAAACCACAACCCGAGGGTGTTCATATTTCATCACAAATTCAATTTCTTCTTGACACCATTTATGTGCATCCTTTATCTGAGACGAATTAAATTTGTAATTACCTTCTCTATCAATGAAATACATATCAGCTTCCTTATGACAATAATCTTTGTCACCGACTAATGATTTTGCTAATGTACTTTTACCAGAACCTGGTAATCCTCTTAATAAATAAAGTTCTTTGTTCATAACACAAAGATACGAATATTTATTTAAAAAACGAAATTATGAACAAAAAAATAAAAAATATAATAAGAGAAAGTTTATTAGAATTGGTTAATCCCCCAATGAAACTGACTGAAAATGTTGAAATTTCAGAAGAATTAGAATATCATTTAGATAATAATATAAGTTTATCTGAAAATGTTTTTAGAATATACTCTGACGGATATTTTAAATTAATAAACGAAGTTAGAGACCTATATAACCGTAATTTAATAAGACTTAATGATGACGATACTTGGATTGTTGAAAGTGATTTAGGAAAAAGAGTTAAATTAAATAATGGTGATATTGTTTGGTTGGATGCTCCAATTTATGAGAATGATTTAGAAGATGTTTTGACTGAAGCAAAACACCGTGGTAAAAATGTTAAATTAAATAGTCCATTCAGAACACCTGGTGGTCCTAAAAAGTTTGCCGTTTATGTGAAAACACCTAAAGGTACTATTAAAAAAGTAACATTTGGTGACCCAAATTTAAAAGTTAGAAATAGAAATCCAAAAGCTGCAAAATCATTTAGAGCTCGTCATAAATGTGACCAAAAGAAAGATAGAACTACTGCTGGTTATTGGAGTTGTTCTGTTGGTAGATATGCAAAAAAATTAGGTTTAAAAAGTTCAAGAAGTTGGTAAATTATGGAAGAAAGAGCAATATTAAAATTATTGGGTGAAATGGTTAAACCATATCACCCTGAGATAGATTCATTTGATGTTATTTATGATACTCGAAATGGTTTATGTGAAATTATTGTTTATGTTGATGGTACGGAATATGAACAAGAGGAAGAAATTGAACATGATATCATAACAGGACTTACAAATTTTTTTAATATGGAAAGAGATAAAATTAATATATTCCATCATAATTTATGAAACTAAAACAACGTTTAGACAAATATTTGAAAGAATATTCTTTACCAAGATTGAAAGAATTTGGATTGACCGATATATCTGTATATGGGTTTAAATCACCTTCAGAAACAATTGGACAAATTTTTATAGATACAACACCAACAACAAGAAAAATCCCAAATCAAAGAACCAAAGATGAAAGATATCTTGAGTATATGATACAAGATGAGATTGAAGTTGGATTATCTTTATTTGGTGAAAATTATAGTGATTATTTAATATCTTACAACAAAAGACCTTTGTTTAAATTAGATGAAGAAAAACTACCCTTCAAAGAAAAAGTTAATGGAAACGCCAGAACGAGAGTTTTTTCTGAAAATACTAAGTCTGATGAATTAAAATGGCATTTCGATAATGAAGATAGAAGTGTAAAAGTAATCCAAAGTAACAATTGGAAAATTCAAATGGACAATCAGATGCCAAAATCACTAACTGAAGGTAAAGAATATTTTATACCTAAAGGTGTTTACCACCGAGTAATTAAGGGTAATGGAGATTTAAAAGTTGAAATTACTTTTAGGTAATTGTTCTGAAAATCCACTCATATTTTACACAAAATAAAAATAGTTTCGTATATAATTTACTTATGAAATCTATTAAGTGCGTTTTGACTAATAAAAACATGTTCAGATTCTTTAAATTCTTCTAAAGTTGTTGAATTTGTGTATGACATCGCTGAACGTAAATAATCTTTTAAATTTTCAGTCCAAGAAGATAATGTATATTCAACTTTATTATACTTTGTAATTCCTTCAGATGTTGTTAATTTACTTTTTCCCCATTTTTTCTGTACTTCTTTGGTACTCATACCCCTGAATTTCTTGTAAAAGTGCTTTCTCAAAAATGGGAACTCGTTCCACAAATAAATAGATGTGTTTTCTGAAATTGGAAATAATTTAAACAATTCAGTTTCTGAAGATGATTCTAATGTTTTATTTAATACTCCACCCAACATTACATAATCAGCACCTAACGCTAATGCTTTAATAATATCGTCATAGTTTCTGAAACCTCCGTCAGCAACTATTTTAGTTTGATATCCATTTTGTTTTTTAATGACAAAACATTCATTAATTAGTGATGCCATAGGATAGTGAATACCTGTATTTGCCGATGTTAAGCAACCACTACCTCCGCCAATACCCACTCTTATATAATGAACACCTATTTCTGCGAATTTTTGATATGTTTTAGGATTTGCAATATTACCAACCATTAATTCATAATTAGTACCTTTAGTTTTGGACAAAAAAGTTTTGGACAAATCATAAAGTTTCTTCATATGACCATTCGCAATATCTACCAATATTCTTTTAGGTGATTTATCTACTTCAAAATCATCAAAATAAGTGATGTATTCCTCAAATTCATCTAACGATATTGAAATGAAAATATTTTTTGAATCTGAATATTCACATCTTGGTAAACAAACATCAAATCCTTGATTTATAAATAATTCATAATTTTCTTCACTAACAACAGTATCCATTGGTGATACCATAATAGGTAAAGTTCCTTTGTCGTTCAAAATCGAACAACTTGTTCTACTATAAATAGAACTTAACACTTCCGGAACAAGTGTGATGTCTTTGAAATCAAATTTTCTGTTCATATCTTATTTTTTCCTTTCTTTTTCTAATTCTTCAGGTGTTAATAATCCTTTACCATATATCTTTACACGTTCGTGGTAACGAACTTTTACTCTATCAGAAATAGGTATTGAATTTCCATCATCATCAATTTTAACAAAAGTTATGTTTGTGTGAGTAACAACATCTTGTAATCCTGTGTGTACATTATGTTTTCTAACTTCAATGTATAAAGTTAAAGAAGTTCTTCCAAATTTCAAAACTTTACCATATACTTTTAACAAGTTTCCCAACTTTACAGGACTTTTGAATATTAACTCTTCAATTTTTATTGTGACCACTTTGGGAGTATCACAAACTTGAGAAGCGTATGCAGCTGCGGTTTCATCAATTAGCGCTAACATTGCTCCGCCAAACATGTTGCCGTGAACTCCAAGTTCACTGTTTTTACAAATAAACGTACTTAGTAATTCCATAAATTCAAATATAATAATTTAATTACAAAAAATCAAAGTATTTATCAATGTGGTGAAAGAAAATTTATTAAAAATTGTAAACAAATACTTTAAAGATAGAGTATTGAAATATAATGGTCCTATAATACATGGGGTAGAAATGAATGCTGACATAGATTTCAAAGTCGAGGTTCTGAAGTCAAAAAAAATGATTAGTGTTGGTGAATGGTATGATTATTTGTCGTTGAAAATAACTATTGTAGAGGTAAATAATGATATATCTAGGTTAATTCTGGGTTTAATACCTAATTTAGAAAATTTTGGTGAAAAAGAACTTTGGTATTTTAAACAACACTTAGGGTCATATCTTTATGATACATTTAAATTTTTTGATACTGATGTTAGGATTACTATAGATGAATTAGTACTTGATGTTTCAGATAATAAACAATTAACAGAGTCAAAAATGAGTAGAATTGCAATCAGAACTGTTGTTAAAGACATTATAAAAATAATAAAAGACAATGAAGAGGGTGAGTTTAATTTACCAATTGATGGTGATGAATATAGTTTTACAAATTCACCTGTTGATTTCAGAGTAGAACTTTACTTAGTTCAAAACAATGATATAAAAAATTTTAATACTGAAGCGTATTCTGTAAGTAGTGTGGATATAATTGAGATTGGTGTTGAATACAATCCTAATTTAATAGAAAAACAATTATATGATTTGGTTGGGGAATTGAATGAAATTGTTGCACATGAAATCGAACATATTTTACAATCACATCGTGGTGAATATGAAATTGATGATGATATTGAGGAAATTAAAGACCCATTAAAATACTACACACAATCTCATGAAATTTCTGCCCAAATTAAAGGGTTTAAACGACTATCGAAACTTAGAAAAAAACCTTTTGAAGAGGTTGTGCTGAATTGGTTTGATACCCATAGTGATATACATACATTAAATGAAAAAGATAAAAACACGGTAATAAAAACAATTATAAGTACTTATAATAGTAGTAAATGAATTTAATCAGATACTGTTTTGTTGAATCTTTTTAACAATTTGGTTATTAATTCTTTAACAATAATCCCAGATACCGTTAAAACTGTGAAAGTCCCTAATCTTTTAACAATCTCTTGAATGTCTTTATTATTCAGTTCTCCGTCCGTTGCGATTTCATATAACATTGGTAAAATAGGAATAATGAATGCGTAACTTAAAATATTTGTTACTTTATGAAAGGTAATTCCCAAACTTTGGATAAAACCGATAAAAACTCTTTTTAATTCATTACTTTTTGATAGAATCTTTTTGAAAATATTATATAATCCTTTTTCTTTAATGGTTTCTAAAATACTCCCAACAGTTTTTTTATTATCAATGAAATGAATTGCTATTATACCTGTTAATACCAAACTCAATTCAATATCTGACATTTCAGGATATATTCCTTGGACAAAATCATTAATTGGTCTCATAAATCCTCCAATTACTGCACCCCAAGTTAACATAAACTCTAAGTTCAACCCCGTTTGTTCAGAAGAATCTTTAACAATTTTTTTTATGAAATCATTATTTTTTTTAATTTGTGCTTCAAAATCATTCTTAAATGATTCACTCAAAATTGTTCTTTTTTGTGACTCTGTGATAATAATTGATATACTCATATGATAATAAATACTTCGAATATATTTATTGTAAAATACAAAATGAATCCTGAGTTAAAAATTGGTGATAGAGTAGTTTTACTTTATATGGAAAATGAAAGTTCTGTTCTTATGGGTGAAAAAGGAACGGTAATTTATAAATCAAATGTTTTTGGTGATGACCAATATAATATTGAATGGGATAATGGTTCAAAATTGTCGTTATTAAACTGTTGTGATAAATGGGATACTGTTGAAAATTTTGAAAAAAGAATATTAAACAAAATTAAGAAAAAAGACATCATTGAAAATGATGAGAGTGATTTTAATAAAAAAATGTTAGCGAATATTGATGTTTTTGTTCATTTTAAAATGAAATTCTTTCAAAAATATCTAATTATGGTTAGAAACTCAGGAATTATAAATATGTTTGGTGCATCACCTTATTTATATGTTGGAAGACAAAAAATAGAAGAAGAAATGTCATATAAAGATTTAGAAGGTGAACAATATGACGAAATGTTAGAAAATGCGGATAAGTCTAGAGACTTAATGATTCAAGGTACTGTAAGTTTTTTGGAAAAAACCGGAAAAGAAGTTAGTGTTGAAAATGTTAAGAGGTTTTTACCAAGATTTGCAACAAAAATAGTTGAGAACTATATGTTTTTATACTAACATATATTTCCACTCACCATCAACATTTTTTGGGGTAACTTCTCTATCTAAGAAAACTGCATTTTGTTCACCAGCATATAACCCCAAGATATTATAATCATAATATTCTTCAGCCTCCTCCTCAGTCATCAAATCTTTTTCACGTAAGATTTGTATTATTTTAGGTTTACTGTACAAAATTCTAGGTCCGTTACCAAATTCTTCAACAATACCTATTATTGCATCTTCCAAACCATCAAGTAGGATTGCACCTTCTGCGTATTCGTCTATATTTAATTCCATAATAACAATTATAATTAAAACATTCTATTGAATCAATATATTTATTGAAAAAACAATTATGAACTCATATTTTTTCGGAATCACAAAAGAAGAGAAAGAAAACATTCTCGACCAACACAAAAAACCATACGATGGTTATGTTACACAATACATTAAACCTGAAGTTCAACCACTTTACGTTCAAGACTTTGCAAATGATAAAAAAGGTTTGACTGTAAACAATAAAGGTGAAGTTAAACACCACACCTACATGGGTATCAATGAAGACGTTTTTTCCGGCACTAAGTTCGAACCTGAAGTATCTTTTGATGAGGGTGAAACCGATGAACAATTGGATATGATTGGGGATGGTGATGATGATTTGGAACATGGTACTTTTGATGATGAAGATATTGACTTTTCAGATATTGATGTTATTACATTTGATGAAGTGGAAGAAGAAGTTAAGGAACCTTTAAAAGAACAGGTAAATAAGACTTTGGATATGTTCAGAAGATTTAAAAATTATTAAAATGGAAGTTAGAGAAATTGTTAATTATTATATAAATGAAACTCTTCATACTTTAGAAGTTACATTTAAAACAAATAATGATAACGATGACGAGTTAAGAGTTGACCAAGTAGATTTGAATGAAGCCGAAAACTTTGGTTTTTTATTTACAAAAACAAATGTTGAGGATTTATACGAAGATTTAAACCTTGATGAGGATGTTTTCGATATTGATGAGGATGAAGATGAAGAAATTGAGGTGGAGGAAGTTATTTCGTTTTTAAATGAATATTACGCAATATATCCTGAAAGACTACCATCAGTAACAATATATTAAAATGAGAAATGATTTAGACTATATTATTAATCTAATGTCAAAATTTACCACATCAACTAATGATGGGGAAATTGGTGAACAAGATTCTGCAGGTGGAACTCCATCAGGTGGAGGAGGTGGTACAAAACCAAAATATCCTTCAGTTACTAAATGGGAAACAGGTTTAACAAGAGGACCGGCAAATCAAATTGGTAATACAAAATGGTCAGATAGCGTAAAAGTTAATCGAGGAAAAGCAAATACTTTATTATAAACTCAAATATTTATATAAAATAAAATAACTTATGAAAGACAAAAAAATACAAGAAGCGGAAGAACAACTTAAAAGAGTTCTTCTTATGATGAAATACGATTCTTCAAAAACATTAAGTGAGAATAAAGAACAAATTTTGGAAGATGATTATGGAACAGCCGCTGCGGTTGGAGTTGGTGGTGGTGCTGCGTTAGGTGCTGGTGCCGTTGCATTGGGTTCTCAAAGTGTACCAGTGGCGGTTGCGGTTGGTTCTACGTTTGGACCTACAGCGGCGGCAATTGGTTCTACTTTAGGTATTGGTCTAGCAGGTGGTGCAGCTGTTTTGGGTGGTGCAGTAGGATTGGCGGTATTACCTTTAGCATATTGGATTATTAGAAAAGATACGGGTTCTGCAAATTCGGTTAAAGAACTTTTACAAATGTGTAGTACAAATCCAAATATAAAAAAATTGGAACGTAAATTATCAGACACTCAAATTAGAGATTTATCCGATAAAATAAATGATGCGATAAATTATTCAACTGGAGGTTTTATACCCGCAGGAACTGATGAAGAAAGTTTATATTCTGCTTTTAATTCTGTAAGTGAAGGTACTGCGGCCGATATATGTGCTTTAAATGATAAGTATAAAACATCTTACGGTGATTTATATGAAGATTTGGATAGTGATATTGATAGTCCTGATGAGTGGAAAAAAATATATAGACCTTTAAGAAATTGTGTTGAAGATAGTTTACTTAAAGTAAAAGAAGAAAATAAATGTCCTGAAGGTCAAATAATAAACCCTAAGACAAATAAATGTGAACCTTTAAAAAAGGGTGGAAATGGTACTTCAAAGTATAAAGTATGTAATAATTTCCCTTATGGATTATATTGCAAAAGTGAGGTCATTAGAAAAGTACAACAATGTCTTGGAACGAAAGATGACAGTTTATTAGGTCCAGCAACTGAAAACGCATTAAAAGCTAATGGTTATTCATTACCATTAACTAAAGAAATGTATGATAAAATTGTTGCAAAATGTAGTGGTACTCAAACAAGTACTCAACAAACTGAAGTAAATCCATATGATAATTGGGAACCAAATGAACCCGAAACAGGAGACGCTTCAATAAATAAACAAGAAACAGATACAACCGAAGGATAATTACTATGAAAACTATTTTAAAAGAACAAGTTAGTCAAAATAAAATTGATTTAATACAAGGACGAGATGTATATAAATGCCCATTTTTGATAGGTGCCAAATCAGGTCCTGCTGTTGGTGGTAAACAAGTTATGAGAAGAATTGCCAAAACAAATAGCCCGAAAGGAAATTATATCATTGGTGATTTTTTATTTATTAAAGATGATTATACATATGACGTTGTTAGGGACAAAAAATTAGTTAAATCAAATCTTAAATGGGCGTGTTCAACATTAAATAAAGATGTAGTACTACCACAAATTTCTGCAGACCAAATGAAGTCTGTTGATGATTTAATTGCAAAATATCCTGGTACGTACCAAAAAGAGACACCTACTGCAGACCAATTAAAAACGGGTGAATGGAAAAAAATAAATTTAAAAAATAGATTTCCTGAACAATTTAAATTTGATTACATCATATACGAAAAAGGTGGTTTAAGACAAACAAATAGTCCACAACAAGAAAAAATAATCGCGACTTATGTGGATAGAGGTTGGAAAGATTTAGGAGGCAAAATAAATCCCGCTGAGATAGATAAATATGAAACTTTAGATTTAAGAGATGAATATCCTCTTGAATTTTCAGGGACTCCTTATTTGTTAGTACAACCTATCGAATCGGCCGATACTAATACCTTATTTCAAGAAATGACTGCATTTGCTTTAAGTAAAAATTTTGGTGATAGAAAATCATGTAAAAAAGGTATTAATACTTATTTCACTCTTTGGAAAAAAAGTAAAAATAATGAAAAAATACCAGTAGACAAAGCAACTCTAAAAAATTGGAAATTGGCGATTAATAGTTGTGATGTTAAAGTTAAGAACTTCAATGATTTTAATATTACAAACGGTAAATTGGAAAAAATTAAAAATGACTCATCAAGTGCTCTTGGTTTGGCTAAACCTGTAAAAGGTTTAACTGATGATACGAGTACTACACAAACTTCAGGTACTACACAAACTGAAAGTTTATTTAAACTTAAAAACATTGTTAAAGAAAGTTTATTAGAAGTTAAAGAACAAAAAAATAAAACAATCTTAACTGAAATTAAAATTGTTAAAAACAGATTTGCTCTTATTACTGAGAATGTTAATGTTAAAACAAAAAAGGGTCAAAAAAAGTTTTCAAAAGAATTAATGTTTGAAATGATTTATTTGAACAAACAAGGTTTCAGTCAAGAAATTATTAATGAACAGTTTTGGGATATGATTAAAGGTTTATTTGGTCATGGTGGCGATGCTATTATGCAAACATTTAAAGAAAGTATCGGAAAATTTATATTAGACACATTAGGTGTTGATACTAATGGTTGGATTGGTGGAACAATCGTTAAAGCTTTGGGTGATGTCGAAATTGGTGATATACCAAAATTAACAGAATGTAACTTTTTAACAAGTGTTTTATCTAAATCTATTGCAGAACAGGCAATAGATAAAATGAAAAACTCCGCTGGTATGGAAGGTAAATTTTATGATTTATTAAGAAACAGTTTAGTCGAAGTGTTAGAAGATTCTGAATTAGGACAAAAAATAGAAAATGCTATAGGTTCAGTAATTTGTCCTTTATTAGGTGGTGTTAAACAAAAAATGGAATTAGCAGCAACAGATATGAAACAAAAAGCATTAAGCTAAAGATACCAAATGGAGTAACATCCATTTCGGGATAAACCATTAAAAAGAAAGGGGGATATTCCAAAATCTAGCAGTAAAGGTGTCGTGAGACACCTTTCTGTTTTTTTATCCAAAATATGTTTTCTTAAAATCTTTCCAAAGATTTTCAACGGAAGGGTTAATAACTTCTGAAAATATAGAAGGTTCATAAGGTCTAAAAATCATTGTCATTTTAGCTTCTTCAGGTGTTTTATCACCTTTAATTCTATTACAACCTGAACAACAAGTAATTAAGTTTTGCCATGTATTTCTACCACCCCTTGATTTGGGTAAAATGTGGTCAATGGTTAAATTTTTCTTACTTCCACAGTAAGTGCATTGATATCCATCACGTTTAAATAAACGATGTCTGTTTATTTTTAAATTACTAACTCGATATTTGACATAGTTTAGTAAACGAATTATTAAGGGTCTAATGAATGTTCTATGTCCCGCTGAAAATGGATTATCCGAAGATTTCAAAACCTCGGCTTTACCTCTGGTAACTAAATTAAACCCTTTGAATACTGTAGTAACATTCAAAGGAGTATAATCCGCATTAAGAACCAACACTTTTTCCATATCGAACTGTATTTATAAGTAAATATAGTTATAATTTTGTAAAAAAACAAATAAAGTCACAATATGAAGATTGCGGTTTGTGTTCATTTATTCTATCCTGATATGTTTAACGATATTGTTAATTATTTAAATAATTTGAAACATCCGTATAAATTATACATAACATTAGTAAATGGATATTACACAAATGATATTATAGAAAAAATAAAAAAATATAAAAGTGATGCGGTAATATTATTTGTTGAAAACAAAGGAGTGGATATTGGTGGTTTTTTAAATTGTTTAAAAGTAATCGATAATGATACTGATTTAGTTCTAAAAATTCATACAAAAAAAGGAATCGGTTTACCCAATAGTCCCTCCTTAAGAGTAAAACGTAGTGGTATTGATGTATCTATTAGTCACGGTAGACAGTGGTTTCATGGATTAATGAAGGGAGTTTTAATGGATGAGGATAAAGTTAATAGAATTTTAAATAAATTTAAAATAGATAATAATTGTGGAATGGTTGGGTATAAATTATATAATAATTCTTCCGTTAATAAAAATAATATCGTTAAATTATTACCTTTATTCGGATTGGACTCCACATATCTTGACAAAAATTTTATAGGGGGTACTATTTTTTGGGTGAGATATGGTATAATAAAAAAATATTTTACAGAAAACGTTATAAATCAAATAATGAATAACACCCAACCCGGATATATTATAGAGCCATCCACAATGCACGCCGTAGAAAGAATTCTAGGGTATATTGTGGCCAAAGAAAATAAAAATGTAATAACAGTAGATTAAAATGAAACACATAATAGTTACTAGATGTAAATTCGGTAAAGATGAACAATTTGAAAATTACTTTAAAGTAATGAAGAAAACTTACATCCCATCAATTAATTCTCAAACGGATAAAAACTTTTCAATTGCTTTGATTGTTAATCCAAGACATTACGATTTAATTAGAAATGAAATTAATAAAGACATTGAAATTGATTTAATACCATTTTCAGACACAAAAAAAGATTATAAAGATTTTGTTGTTAAAAATAATATTACAATACAAACAAGACATGATTGTGACGATATAATGGTACCAAACTATATTGAATACATACATAATCTTTATGATGAGAATAAGAACAAATATGATGATTTTATTTTAAATTTTCACCCCACTAAATTGGTTATAGACACAGGTAAGGAATATACTCATGGAAGAGATTATTCTAAAGTTTGCTCAATGTTTAGTACATTAATTCAAAAAAAAGTGAATAGTGGTATCATGGATTGTGTTCACGACCATTTAAAGGGGATTACAAAAAATATTATCTATATACCTAGAGGGTATGTAAAACTAGGTATTCATGGGAATAACACGATATCTAAATTAACCCCAAATGATAAACCATTAAATTAAAATGAGATTCACATTTTCATATATAGAATATAAAAAAGATGTTTTTGAAAAATATTTAAAACCTTGTTTAGATAATATTATTGATAACGTTGATATAATATCAAAACCAAATATAAAACCGTCTAAGTTTTTTAATTTAGTACAAAAAGAATCACCTAATAAATATATTATTTTTTCACATGAGGATATAACATTCTCACATAATTTATTAGAACAAATAGAAAAATGTATTAGTGAGACTCCAAATTTTGGGGTGTTATGTATTGTAGGAAAAGATGAATTTAATAAAAATATTGGGTCATTAGCATCTACAAAATATGAATTGAAATTTTGTGACCCTTGTTTTTTTGTGATTAATAAAGATAATGATTTTAAATTTGATGAAATTATTTTTGACGATTTTCATTTTTGTGTTGAAGATTATTGTATAGGTATAAAGGAAAAAATGAATAAAGGAACTTATTCTTTACCTCTAAATTGGGGAAAAAGTCATTTAGATTCTGAAGGGCGAATACTTTTAAATAATATACAACATCATAGTTACACATGTAGAACTGTTAAATATCAATGGGGAAACTATATTGAATATAAAAAAAGATTAAAAAAAAAATGGGGACATTTAACTAATATAAAAAATTTTTAGATATGATATCTATAATAACAACCGCCTATAACAATACAAAATATATAAAGGAAGCGATTGATTCTTTTATTGAATCGTGTGAAAATCATGATTATGAAATTTTGATAGGTGTTGATAATTGTCGTAAAACTATGGACAATTTAATTTCACTGTACCCTAATTTAAATAAAAATATTAAAATATATTTTTTTAAAAATAAAGTTGGAACTTACATCATAAGGAATTCATTGGTTAAATTGTCAAAATATGATAATTTAATATTTTTTGATTCCGATGATGTAATGATAACCGATACTGTTAAATCTACGATTAGTTCATTACAAAGTGGTAATGATTATTTTCGTTTTGGATATATTACATTTAATAATAAATTAGATATACCAAAAAAAGAGGTTTTAAATAAACCTTTTTCGTATTCTTATGGTGCTTTTGGAATCAAAAAAAGTGTTTTTTTAGAAATGAATGGATTTGAACCTTGGTTATGTGCATCAGATGGTGAGTTTTTTTGGAGAATCCAATCAAATAATTACAAAATATCATTATCAAAAGAAATCAATATTTTATATAGAAGACATGATACAAATTTAACTTTGTTACCTTCAACAGGAATGAAATCATTATTACGAAAAAAATATCATAATGAAAAAAAATATAAAATAGAAAGAAATTTAAAACAACCTTTAAAAGAATTAGTAATCTCAAACTCAATCTTAGTTGATGATTTGTTTTATGAAAAATATTTGATTGATTCATTTAGTTTAATCAAAGAGGAAACCGACAAAGAGTTTAGCATTATTATACCAACATACAAAAATGTTCAATATATTGATAAATGTTTAGAGTCAATCACAAAATCAATCGGAAATATAAATTGTGAGGTATTAATAGGAATTGACGCATGTGAAGAAACATTAACCCATTTAAAATATAAAATATTTGACAATAGATTTAGTGTTTTTTATTTTAAAAATCATGCTGGTCCTTATATAATCAAAAATACATTATCCAAAATAGCAAATTCAAATATCATTTTATTTTTTGATTCTGATGATATTATGTGTGAAAATATGATAGAAGAAATAATATCAAAACAAAAAGATTTTGATGTTGTTAGACTAATGTATTTTAACTTTAAAAATGAATATGAAATAGAGGGAAAAAATACTAAAAAAACTAGTAATTTTGGTGATGGTGTTTTCTCAATTAAAAAGGATGTTTTTTTATCAATGAATGGTTTTGAGGGGTGGGTATGTGAAGCCGATACTGATTTTATGAGTAGATTATATAAAAACAATCGTAAAATAGCCTTAACATCTGACGTGGTATTTTTCAGAAGAGTTCATAAAAATAGTCTAACACAAAGAAAAGATACTGGAATTGGTTCATCAAAAAGGTCAAGTTACAATTCAATCAGTAGAAATAGAAAACATTTCGGCCCACTACCAGTACTAACTACAGGTTCATACTACGAAGTTTATGTTCAAAAAACTAATGATGAATTTAATGAACAAGTTAGAATAAAAATTGAACAAAATAAAGAAATTGTAAAATTACTAACAGAAAGGGTTAAAAAACATACTACTAATATTAATTATGATTTTCTAAATCACGTAATAAATAAAAAAGAAGTTTATAATCCTAACACGAGTAAAAGACCAATACGTGAAAATATACCTGTGAATAGAAATGATATGTTTGAAGTTAAAAAGGGGTCATTAGCCGATATTTCTTTACGTTTGAGTAATCAAAAACCAAAAAGAAGGACTGATAATACATCACCCAACCCAAGAAATAAAAAAGGAGGGTCATACTATTTGTAATTTCAATTTTTTTTACTATATTTCTATAAAATTACGATATGTACATAATTATAAAACACATTAAAAACACGAATGGGGTTGAAATACCTGTGGTATTAATTGATTCACACGAAGAAGTTTGGATGTTTGAAACTTTTGATGAGGCTGAAAAATATAAAGTTTTGTTTGAAAAAAACTCTGATAGTGGTCATAGATACGAAGTTAAGAAAACGCCCAAATAATAATACAACTAAAATAAATAAGGTCTTATAGTGTAATGGATTAACACGCGGCTCTTCTAAAGCTAAAATTCAAGTTCGAATCTTGATAGGACTACTAAAATATTGTACATTCTTATGAAAGAATTACTTTGTGATATTATCAAAAAAAAGATAAAAAACTCACATTATCACAAGTTTGATAAGGTCGCCCCCGAAAGTTTTTTATTAATAACCGAGAAATCATTGGAAAGATTACAGAATTTTGATGATTGGAAGGAGTGGAAAAACAATCCCAAAATTTTAGAAGATTGGATGAAAGAAGATTTAAATGAAGAATAATTTTGTAATTTCAAAAATTATTATTAACTTAGCTTCATGAAAAATTTAAAAGTATTCCTCTTCGGAGAAAAAGACACACTAGCAAAAAGAATCGTAAATTACGGTTTAATATTCTTGGTAATCGTAGGTATTACAGAATATGGTATTAAAAATGATGGAGACATGAGTGGTCTCTTGAAAAAAGAAACGTGGGAAACAACTAAACCCGTTGATGATACCGTATATATATTGAGTTTGGGTGTTATCAAAAATTCAACATTAGAAAAAGCATCTCATGTAATATCTGAAAAATTTGGTGTTACGACAAAAATAGTTGATGGTATTGATTATACTGAAGATTTATTTTATGCGAACTATGATAAAATTAATCCGTATTATAGTGTTGAAAAACTAAATTATGGTACATCTCGGAAGAGAATTATCATAACTGATAGAGAAATGACGGATGATGATGGTATTACTAGTGTTATGGGAATTTGTGGTGGAAACACGATATTAGTGAGTACAATATCGCCATTTAAAGAAACTTTAATTCATGAATACGGACACACATTAGGGCTATCTCATTGTTCAGATTCTCACTGTGTTATGTCAACCTTTGGAAATGGATATGATGTTAGTTATGGGTCTAATTTTTGTGACGATTGTTCATCCAAAATAACATTAAATGAAAACATTTGACGATTTAACTTTCAAAAGTGCCGGATTTGGTCGTTCAATTCAAGCGATTATAATGTTTGAAAATGGATACGGAATCTCTGTTGTCCAAGGAGACCATACATATGGTGGGTCAATAGGTCTTTATGAGATTGCGGTGTTAGATAAGGAAGGTTTAAATTATGATACACCAATAACTAATGATGTTATAGGTTATCTAACAGAACCTGAAGTGAGTGATTATATGATTAAAATTCAAAAATTATAAAACTATGCCAACATTTAATCAAGATGCTGAAATTGACGTTGAAGTTGACGATTTTGTTTCTTCATGTTCAAAACGTGAAATCAAAGAACTAATTGAGATATTAGTTGATGAAGGTCATTTAAATAAAAGTTCATTACCTCATGATATAAACATAGAAAAAAATGTTTTGGATTTAGAGTGGGATATCCTTTGTGATAAATTGTTATCACTAAGATTGAGATTGACAGTTGAAGAAGAAGAAACAATTAAAAAAATAATAAACAAGTATTAATATTTTTTTTAAAAACATTTGACAAATACAGAAACTTTTACTAACTTTGTAATACTTATTAAAATATAATAAAATGAAACGAATTAATAAACATAATATCCAAGTCGTGAAATCGCAGTTTAGTAACTGTTGGTATCCCCGTATGTTATTTATTGGTTCGGTAAAATCGTGAGATTTAGATAATAACATATAATTGTAAAAAAAAACCCCGAACCGTAAAAAGTTCGGGGTTTTTTGTTTTAGTTCTTTGACATATTGGTTTGAAAATTTATAAATTGTCGGTTCGTCTAATGGCAGGATATTTCTCTTTGGAAGAAATGATGGTGGTTCGAACCCATCACCGACAACAGATAGTGATGTAGTTCAGTGGAAGAACCCTTGATTCATATCCAAGAGGTCGGAGGTTCAATTCCTCCCATCACTACATAAATTCGGTCCCCTAGCTCAGTGGTTTAGAGTGATTGTTTTACAAACAATAAGTCCCGTGTTCGATTCATGGGGGGACTACATTATAATTGGTGAGGTAGCGCAGTTGGTCAGTTCGCGCTCGTCTGAAGAGCGAGTGATGTGAGTTCGATTCTCACCCTCACCACGGAGTCCTGAATAAACAGGAAATCCCCCACTCCCAATATGGCAACCAGTCCGATAATCTGGTAAATGGGGGGTTTATATGGTGTTGTTAGCTCAGTTGGTTTAGAGCGGATGATTGTGGTTCATCAGGTCACGAGTTCGAATCTCGTACAACACCCCAAAATCGGAGTATCGCATAGTGGCAATTGCAGCTGACTGTAAATCAGCCCTCATTAGAGTTCGGAGGTTCGAGTCCTCCTACTCCGACAACAATGGAAGTGGTCCGAATGGACGAGGAAACTGTCTTGAAAACAGTCGGGTGTAACAGCTTTGGGGGTTCAATTCCCTTCGCTTCCGCGAATGGTCTCTTGGTGTAATGGATAAGCACCTATCACTACGGATGATAAAGTTTGGGTTCAAATCCCAAGGAGACTACAAACATCCGATGTGTGTTCCCGAGCTAGGTCGGGATAAATTGAGAGTAAAGGAGGGAAATGGTGTCCCCGATTGTTTGCTAAACAATAACCCATTAAGTTGGGCGTGGTTCGATTCCACTTCTCTCAGCAAAAAATATATAGAGTAGTAGACTAATTGGTAAGTCGCCTTGTTTGGGACAAGGACATTATTGCAGGTTCAAGTCCTGTCTACTCTACAATTCGTCTCGTAACTCAGTTGGATTAGAGTGTCATCCTGATACGATGAAAGTCGATGGTTCAAGTCCATCCGAGACGACAAAATGACGCAATAGCTCAATTGGTAGAGCTTCGCACTTTTAATGCGAAGGGAGCGTAATGCCGTTGTGGGTTCGAGTCCCACTTGCGTCACTAAAATGTCCAAATACCCAAGTGGTTTAAGGGGCTTGTCTGCAAAACAAGTATTCGTTGGTTCGAACCCAACTTTGGACTCAAAAAAAATGTTTGGTAAATCAAGAAAAAAAAGATATCTTTGTTTCAGAAATAAATAAATTATGAAAAAATTAAAATCTTTTAAGTCAAAAGTGGTGTCAGGTTCAATTAATAAAATTATGCCCCACATATATGCCGTTATTGTTAAAAACGATTATGATAGAGGTATGTTGTTCTGCAGATATCAAGAATTTTATGAGTCACCATTTCCTGAGATTAGAAATAAAGAATTTACTTTGGAAGAACTTATGAGGACATATGTTAAGAAAAATAAATCAGGAATGTTCACATATCCTGCAGATTGGGCGGGTTATAATATTCCATCCGATGTTCTAAAAAAAGGTCAGAAAGTTTTTTTTAAAACTAATAATTTATATGATGATGTTATGGCAGATATTATTTCTTGTTGTGATAAACATTCTAAAAATGAAAAGTTCTATTTAATTGGTGCTGATAAATTAAGTTCCGATGTTATGGACCACGAAATTGCTCACGGATTATATTATACAAATCCTGAATATAAGTTGGAAGTGAATGAGATTATTAAAACAATTCCCACAAAAACTTATAACTATTTAAATAAAGAATTGGTTAAAATGGGATATGTTGATATTAAAAGTATAATTGATGATGAGATTCAAGCTTATTTATCAACGGTACCTCATTCAACATGGAAAGAATCATCAATAATCTTGAAGAAAACATTTAAAAAGAACTTTTTAAAATTTAAAAATTATGAAAAAAAGTAAGGACTTCTATTAGGTTTAAAACCAATAGATATGTCAAAACACAGAAACAGAGCAAAACTGAACAAAGCAACAAACAGCAGAGAGTATTTTATAGTACTTTTAAACTACGAATATCCTATGTATTGGGATGATGGTATTGTTGAGTATCCTAAATATAGAAAAGGGTTTAAAAACCCAAATAAGAGGTTATTCAAGTATCAGGTTAGGATGTTTAGAACTTGGAAGTATAATCGTAAAACTCAATGGAAGTAAATGTAGGTGTGGTGAAGTGGTTTATCATATTTCTCTCCAAAAGAAATGTCACAGGTTCGAATCCTGTCACCTATGCTAAAATTGGCAGGTCGCTCAGCGGCGAGAGCATTTGGCTGTTAACCAAACGAGTTAAAACTCCATCATGGGTTCGAGTCCCATCCTGTCAGCTAATTTTACAAGTCCATCCCTCCCCATCTCGAAGGATAAAGAAGAGAATAATAGGACTCCTAAGACTTGTAAATTTTTCTCACCAATAATTTGGCAGATTCAAAAAAAGAATATATCTTTGCATCATGAGGATAAATTCATCTGTCAATAAGTTAACAAGAAGACAAAGACTCCAAATCATTAAGTTTGCTTTGCAATACTGTATGGATGTTTTTGGTTATAACTCAAGAAAAAAGAGAGGACTTAGCATCGTAATAACAGATGAGGAGAATACTATAAATTTTGGTGAATACAGACCATGTATAAATGAAATAAGGGTTTATTATAAAAACACCAAGGACATATGTAAATTTATTGAAACATTTGTTCACGAATACACTCATTCTTTACAACCTTGTAGAACTAAATACATGTCATTACTTGAGGAGTATGGGTATAATAATCATCCTTTTGAGATTGAGGCTAGACGGGTTGCGAGTGAACACAAAAAAATAATTTGGAAAAAGTTTTTGAAATCCAAAAAAAAGTAGTATATTTGTCCTACTAAAACAAACGAACTATGTCAAACATCATCAACATCTCGGGATTACACACTGCAAATTTCATCAATGGTCGTTCTGGTAATTTCAGAGCGATTGTAAAAGTGAAAGCGGGTTTTCACACAAATGTAGAAAATGAATATTGGAAAGACGTAATGTCTGTATTCAACGGATTCAAAAAAGGAGCTCTTCAAACCATTGAGTTCAAACCTGAGGGGTCAAATAACTGGTTAACGGTTTTCGCCATGAAGGGTAAAAACATCATATTGATTGATGAGGAGATATTGAAAAACGTAAAGGTTGGTGATATCAATAGTGCATTTTTAAATACCAATCTTTACAATCAAGACCAATATAAAGCGGTAAATGCTAAGACTTGGGCATGTAATGCGTATGTAATGAATTAAAGTTGTATTTGGGGGGACGGGTATATAGGTGTTGGTGACCCGTTTCCCCTTTGCGACAGAGGTATAAAATAAAAAAATTATCTGAGGGACTTGAAACTTTTCAAAACTTTGATATATTTATTCTAAAATAGTTAAAACAGGTGAAAACTTTAAACATAATAACACTTTTAGGCGGGACTGAATCGGATTTAATCTACTCGGTAGGAAATGGTATTATGTAAAGTAGACATTAACATATAAAATGTAAAAACCCATCTCCTAAAAAAAGATGGGTTTTTTGTTTTAAAAAATTTGGTTCTTTGACATATTGGTTGTATATTTGTATTATTAAAGACGGCTCTATGGTTGAATGGTCACAATACCACCCTGTCACGGTGCGTGGTACGGGTTCGAATCCCGTTGGAGCCGCAAATTGTGGGATAGAGCGGTGGTAGCTCGTGAGTCTCATAATCTCAAGGTCAGTGGTTCGAACCCACTTACCGCAACACAAATAAATGGGGGGTCATGTACCAAGGCTGGCGACAATGATTTGCAATCATCGTGAGTAGGGTTCAATTCCCTAACTCTCCACTAAAGATGAGTTTTCCTACACCCAGGGTTAGTGATTTAATTAAAGGGGGACAAAAGTGGTATACAAGTCCACGACCCATCTTGTTTTTGCGGATGTAGCTCAATTGGTAGAGCACTACCTTGCCAAGGTAGGGGTTGCCGAATCATACTCGGCCATCCGCTCAATTTTAAGTAAAAACATAGTTCGATTATTAACTTTTACTCTTTTTACATATATTTATAATATATGAAATGGAACAATGAAAAAGATAATTTGTTATTAGAACTATTGAATAACAAAAAAAATTACAAAGAAATTAGTGAAATACTGAATACCACTTATCGTTCAGTAACAAGTAGATGTTTAAGATTAGGTTTTAAAAAATCTAAAGAAGAAACTAAAATAAAAAAAGAATGTTTAAATTGTCATCAAATTTTTGAAAGTCATGTTTCAGATGATAGGAAATTTTGTGGTAGAAGCTGCGGAGTGTCTTTCAATAACAGAAAAAGAATTTTGTCTGAAGAAACTAAGAAAAAAATTAAAAACTCAAATTTGAAAAATTGTGTTTTAAAAGAAAGAAAAGAATGTTTAAATTGTGGGAAAAAAGTTAAAAAAAGTCATCATATATATTGTTCAAAAAAATGTTCTTATAATTCAGAAATAGTAAAAGAAAAAATAAGAAGTAAGATAATTGAGAGGTATAAAAATAATCCTGAAAGTCATCCAAATAGGAGATGTTCTAAGATAAATGAAACATATCCTGAAAGATTTTTTAGGGAATTTTTAACAAGTAATAATTTAATTAAAGATTATGATTTTTTTACTCAATATCCTGTTGAGAAATATTATGTTGATTTTTATTTCCCATCAATAAATTTAGTGGTTGAAATAGACGGTGAACAATGGCATGATAAAAATAGTAATAAGGAAATTACTAGAGAAAATATTATAAAAAAATATCACAACATTATTAGATTTGATGTTAAACCTTTATTGAAAAAACAATATGAAAAAGAAATTTTGAATATTATATCTAAAATAAATGCACCAATAGCTCAGAGGTAGAGCGGCGGTTTTCCAAACCGCAGGTCGAGATATCGTAATTCTCTTGGTGCTCAAAAAAAAATTGATTATTACAAAAATTATTTTTAGATTTGTTTTATGAATTCGAGAACAATAAAAAACTTTGAGTTTAACTTCACGGAATATGAAGAAAGTACATTCATTTTAACTTTGGATAACAATAGTTCAATGGAAATTCCGATGTGGTCTTTTTATATGTACATGTCTGACTTGGATAAGAACTTATCTTATTATGGAAACAAATATCCTGAATGGGAAAAACTAACCGAAGATTTGATTTCATTAGGATATGACTTCAAGAAAAATCTTGGTTTGTATATTCAACAATTCAGTGATGAACAAATGGAAGATTTTACATTTTCTGAAAATGATGATTTTAATTTTGATGACGATGATGAATAATAATTTTTTTTGTGAAAGGTTTGGAGAATTGAAAAATATTTTGTAACTTTGTATTCAGATTTGAGGGGGACAGGTTTGTGTTGGTTAGTTGGTGACCTGTCCCCCAATATATAAGAAGTTCTTTGAAAAATAGGGTTGAATGGGGAATGAAGGATAAGACACCTGTTGGTGGTTGGTGATTACCTTCGGAGTTGAAACCAACATAGTAATGCCGTTCGTAAAAACAGATGTCCACTCGACCATCTTCTGTTTTCCTTTAAAAATATAGATAGTGGTCACTCTTACAATGAAAGTCGACAAAGTAGTTGTAAGGTTCATAGTGTACAGCACCCTCAGCCGAAGCTTCGTAAAACTTAAATAAAGCTGTTAAGATTGGGACGAGACGGGTATCCCAACACTATCTAACTTAATTCGGTATCACCCCCCATTTGAGTAAAGTGGGGTTGACATCCCTAAATGTGTTAATACCGAGCATTGAGTGGGATGTTTAAATGAAATTGTAAGGCCGAGTGCAGACTATCTGTACGAAAACCAGTTTATGCAGAATGTCCGTAATAGCGGAGAGATGGTCTAACTGAACAATTTCAAAAAATGTGTTGTTCCCTTGAGAAAGGAAGACTGAACAGATGCTATGTATGAAACTGACTTTAATAAAAAAGGTGGTCATTTTAATGATGGGTAAAACAGTACAGACAACACAGAGGACTTCTCATCCTCAACATAGTCAGGTGGCGGAACTGGTAGACGCTAAAATGTAGTATCAAATGCGAATTAGGCTCTCGCATATCATAATAGACGGTCTTGCGTTATGTTTAGTAAGACGACATTTTTAATTGATACATACAGGTTCGAGTCCTGTCCTGATTACACGTTCCGAAACACGACAACGGATAGTGTGCCCTACACGATGAGAAACGGAGTGATGTCCGTATGGGAACCTACATAAGAGTGGATGGGGATAACTCTTGAGCAAGTCAGCTCGACCTCGTGAGGACGAATGATTATTCCTAACCCAAAAATGGGGACAGCCTTAACACCTGTAAGTTGGATAAATCAGGGTGTTATTAATTAAAAAATTATATATGAAAAAAATTTTGGTAGTTCCAAAAAAAACTCATATTTTTGTACTCAAGTTCTTTGAATAAAATATAATCTGGTGGCGAAACGGTAGACGCACTACAATTAGCAATGACCTACACGAAGCGAATGACAAGGTGATGAGTAGGTAGCTGATGATTAGAAAGAAGTACAATTTCAAAATCATCGTAGATTCTCAGTACAAGTGGAAGTTGTCAATCCATGAGAATACAGGTTCGAATCCTGTCCATGATTTCAAATCTCAGGATTAATTATCCTGAAACTGGAAGGTTCGAAACTTCCGAATTGATTATGGTGTACGGTGCACGACACCCCTTAACAGACGTGTTAAGTGAAGTTTGGGACATAGTGTAGTAGCTTAATGGTTAAAGCCCTGAAGTTATTCGGAAGATTAAAGGTTCAATTCCTTTCTACACTACAATGAGTAAGAGATACTCAGCAGTCTTTAATCCAAGACTCATTTAACAATGGATAGGGTATTGGACTGGACATCCTTAAACGCCAGTCTCGTGGGAATAAAGCTGGAGAATCGTCCTTGCTCCCAGTAACGGTTGACTTTTTAATAGGGGATGCCCGACAGGTTTTTCAAACAGTAATAAACCGATATAACTACTCACTCGGATTCTCAGAGTGGGGAATTGTTAGGTAGAAAATAGTCCAAGGAGTCAATCCTTTAAGCCGAAACGGTTATGGTACCCGAGACGGGTTTTCATTGTGGGTTCGAGTCCCATCCTAACAACAAAGGTCATCAACTTCAGTACCCGTACAGCGGTGAGACGGGCTAAGTTAGATACAATTTCTCGGAGCTGGAAGTAGAATGCTGAAGAGTGACCAAAAAAATAAACAAAGATTTGTCTTTTTGTAAAATATTGATTATCTTTGTGTTGTTATTTGAGAAATAAAACGCCTCGGTGGTGAAATGGTAGACACGCCACGCTTAAGATGTGGTGACCTGAAAGGTCGTATAGGTTCGAGTCCTATTCGAGGTACAATAATTAAAGGTCCTCTAGCTCATTTGGTTAGAGCAAATGACTCATAATCATTAGGTAACAGGTTCGATTCCTGTGAGGACCACAACAATTGCCCCCTTGGTGGAATGGTAGACACAATAGTTTTAGAAACTATCGCAAATTAGCATGTAGGTTCGAATCCTACAGGGGGTACAAAAAATGGTTGAGGTAGCTCAGTAGGTAGAGCAGAGAAACGGAAATTTCTTGTGCCACGAGGTTCGATTCCCGTC